AACTCACCGACTCGATCCAGGATTTCATCGCCAATGTGATCTCCTCTATCCTCGACGCGGGATCTGAACGCGACGCGGTTAACGAATCTGACGATCTCCGCGACGCCATCGCCAATGAACTGAAGGGTTGGGTGGCCCGATGACTGAATTGACCGAAAAGCTGATCAGGACTCTGCGACGCGCTGAGTCTGAACATCTCGACGACTACAACTTTGCCAACGTGCAACAATCTTTCGATGAACTGCTTGAACTCGAGGGACTCGAGAGGGTATGGGTAGTCAGGGCTTATTGCACGAACTGGGCAAACAGGGCTGAGAACAACGATGACAACCGGGTCATTTGCTTCACATGCCGCGACGACTTCGAGGCTATCTGGGTGCACGAATACACCAACGACGATTCCACCTGGACGCCAATGACAATGCAGGACATTGATGCTCGACTAGACTCTGGGGTGATGGGGGAATGAACTGCTCAACCAAGGAATGCCCGAACAAGGCTATGCCTGAAACCACAAGTTGCGGCTGCGACTACTTCTGCGGCTGCGAGATCCAACCGCTCTGCGAGCCTTGCTACGATGCGATGGAGAGGGAGTCCTACGAGTGGATCGAGACGCTGGGTAATGCGGGATTCAACGCTTTCTATCTCGCACATCTGCCGGATGATGACATGAACGACGACTTCTACATCGGCTACATCCAGTCTCTGGTGAGAGGGTGAGGGAGGAAAATCCGCGGAATGGGAGGGGTGACAAGGGATGACGGGTTTGATATGATGAATTCATGATCAATCAAACCGCGATTGACAGGCATAAAGGGGCAAAAATGGAATCAAGGTATGAACAGGATGTCAGGGAGGGGAAGGCATCGAGAGGCGCAATGGCCGAATTGACTCGATTGACCACCCACACTGACGAATGCAACCGCAACCACACGACTGGGAATGACGAACACGACCGCGTCCACGATCCTCGCTGGGGATGCTGGGCTGACTTCGATCAACATGACCATGCTGACAGCGCTCTACGAAACGTGCTTTGCTGCTTGCAACATTCTCCTGAGGCTGGGGGGAGTGAATTGACTTTCCATCCTGACTTCATGAATCCTGGGGAAGTCTACCCCGATGCTGATGAGGCTGAAGAGGCCGCTGCGTTTGCGAGGATTTCTGAGTTGATGGAGGTCATCATCGCTTACCGATTCTCACGCGACGATATCACCAAACTGACGATCAATCACTCTCTTTGCCCGCTGCACTTCTGCGACTGGGCCGCCTGCTTTGACGACGCTGACCCGGAATGCGAGGCTATCCGCGCCATCTATCCATACGGACATGACACATAAACCGACAAAGGAGACCGAAGGATGAACTTGGCATATGGAATGACTGAGGAAGAATTGGTCTTGGAGAATCTTTCCATTGACCTCTTCAATGAACGAGGGCTAAGGCCCAGGAGGCTGCTTGATCACCTGGTTGAGCTCGAGGGCTTGCCCGGCTCTCAGGCCAGAGTGCTTACGATGGCTATGAAGCTCTTCAGGAGAATGGTAGATCAGGCTGCCGATGGCAGTGGGGGATATCAGGTTGTGAGGATGGCTCAGAATCAGGATTTGCTGATGCTGGCCTGCTTGCACACTGCGTTGATTTGGGAGTGTGGATGATGGCTGATGAAACCGAGGGGAAGAATGGGATTATCATGGATATCTTTGGTGATGAGGTATATCGAGATCCGAGTACGGGGTTTCCTGACACTCCGCCTCCATATGACTATGGGCAGGCGGGGGAAGTTGCGGAATTGGTCACGAAGTGCATGGAGGCTGCGATCAAAGCGGCTGAGGATGTTGCTGAAGCTTACGAACGAGATTTCGGACTGAGGGATATCAGGACTGCTCAGGGTGTGGGGATTGTTTTGGCGGGGATGTTGCACACCTTCCGAACGAACTCACATGCATACTCTGAGCCATGCGACGAGGCTGCACGACAACAAGCCTATTACTATCTGGAGGATTTTTAATGGATGAGCAGACCGTGAGTGGATCAAAGCTGGGGAAGGAAGAGTATACTCTGTTGGAGTATGCGACACTGAGGGCCGCCGTGAAGCGGGTCAAGCAGTGGGAGAAGACCGAGGCTAATAAGATGATGCGGAAGTTGACCGAGGAGAGGATTGCACAGCTTGGAGGGCGGGAGAGGATCTGGACTGACTTCACCAACATGCTGGCCGAGGGGCTTGACGAATTTTAACGACTCGCTCGATGACGCTCGGAGTTGTTTGAGGTCGATTGAGGGCTTCCGTAAGGCTCCCCAACGCGATTGATGGGTGATTTTAAGGCTTCACGAATCCAGAACTGAGGGAAGAAATGGGACTGAATGAGGATTATCATGACGAGTGGAACGATGCGATCAAGGAATGGAGGAAGGAGAAAGAACAGCAGGATAAGGCTAATCAGCTGCAGGAGTGGTGGGGAGTGATGGATAGTAAACGGAGGAGGCAGATGAAGAGGGCTGAGCGGAAGGCTATGAGGTCTGCGGTGTGGGATGGCTTTCTAGAGGCTTGGGATCCACGAAGGTGGGATTGGGTAGTGGTGATTTGTTGGGTATTGATGGTTGCGGGCTGCGTGGGATTTTGGTGGTTGGTCTTCAAAAAGGCAGTGGGGAGGTGATTGGGTGGATAGGGCCTGGTACGCGGAAGGTATCGTGAGAATGGTGTCCAAGTCGTTCGACAGGGTTGACCAAAGCCTCAGGAGTTTCTCAGGGTTACAACAATCCCGTCCAACCTCACGTGGGCTTATGAGAGCCCCGTCCTATGAGAGCTGGCCTCCAGCCACGGGTAACCTCCAACCACTTTTTGGGCCGTAGGCTTGGTCTAGGTGGGTCCGTCACAGGATCCGCATCTGGGTCTAGGTGGGACCGCGTCCACGACATGAAGGGAAGCTCCGGCAAGCGGAGCGTTCCCGTTCTGGATCGTCAGTCTTCGGCTATGCGGCGGATCTCGAAGTTAGAGGGGAATGAGCTTGGGGCCCAGTTTTTGCAGTGGTCATCCCAGAGCACATAGCCTTTTCCTCCGGACCAGCGTTGAACTGTTCCCGTGACTCCTTTTAAGGCTCCGAACCGACTAAGGCTCCAGTACACCCGGTCTCCAGGGAGAAATCTAAAGCTGTGGCGGTGGATCGATCCCTCCTCATCGACCCAGCAGCCGCAATCGAGTTCCGGAGCATGTCCGCATTCCATGATTTCCTCCTTAGTAATCTACCTCGTGGCAGATATCGTCGATGAGATGGCCACCCATGTTGAAGCAGCGGAAGTGCATGTCGGGATTCCAGTTGGTCGCGTCCATTTGCACCCAGAGTTCAGTGGGTGGAGAGACGTCGGGCACCTCGAAATCCTCATATGCTGCTTCGCTCACCAAAACATGCGGTGTTTCGGGCGGTTGGCATTGATCGGTCAGAACCGATAATCCCAGCGATAACCCGATTGCGGCGATTTTGAGATTCATGGTTTTTTCCCCTTGCCTTTGATTTGATACCCCCATTTTATCAAATCCGCGTAACCATGTCACCGTCCGGCGAAAACTTAGCGGTCCGAAAAAAAACGCCGATGAGAGCCCCGTCGCCCGAGATTTGGAACCATCAAGAGCCCCGTCGGCCGAGATTCTTTGTCCAGGTGGGACCGCCAGGAGACTTGTGTGTCCCAACGGGTCCGCTACGCAAACCCCAAGACGCGATCTTAGGGCGGACTAAGTGGCGCTCTGAAGGTGCGCGGAAGTGCGCGGCTTAGGGGTAGTTAACGCGGCATATTCGGGCGCCCAAATATAATTAATTCGGCGCGCCAATATAATTAATTAAGGTAGCCTAACGAAAAAATATTTATTTCGGCTTGACTTCTAGGCTCGAATTAAGGTAAAATCGACGAAACGAAGAAAGGACGAAAAAATGAACTTAACCAACGGCGAGCGAAAAATTGTCCAGACTGCTTTTGAGGTGATCCAAAATGCAATGGACGTTTTAAATGAGTACGATTTTTCGGACAAAATGATCCGACAAATAATTTCGCAAAATCGCTTGACCAAAGTCTAAAAGTGTGCTTTAATTGAGTTGTGGCCGAAACGGTCGGCCCCGAAAAAAGGATGAAAAAAATGGCTGAAAAAATGGCTCAGGTTCGGACTCCGAAGGATCTCGCAAAGGTCCTAAATATGGATGAAAAAAGCGTCCGCAATATCCTCCGCAAAATCACGGTCGAACAACCCGGATCGGGCGGGCGATGGAATTTGGAAGCTCGCACCACCGAAGAATGGATCGCCGATTTTGCCGCAAAAAAGGCGCGTAAAACGGTTGTCGCCGAATTGAAGTAACGGCGCGAATATTGGTTCGGTCGGCCGAATAAAAATCGGTCGGCCGAACCAAAAAAAATATTTGTGATATATGTCACAAAAAATAAATAAAAAATTTATTGATGGCGAACCCCCCGCGTCCCCTTCCGATCCCACCCCGCCCTGCCAATCCGCTCCGCGGACCATTCCGCACACGCCCAATGTCCCTGCCATCAGGATGTGTTCCAGAACACAACCCATTCCGCACGCCCCCTGTTCTCCCTCCACCCAAAACGAACCCCCATGGTCCCTTTAGTCCTCGAAGTTATTGACAACGGCAACGGGGTAAATTATAATGGGAATATGAATGCGACACAAAGGAATCAACATGCAACTACAGGACAAACTTCCCTCAATTCTCCAGGGATGGGGTGGACAATCATCCATCTCCATGGAGCGAGCGCTGAAGCAGATCAAGGGTTTAGTTGAGATGATCGACCCAGACCCAGAAGATCACCACCTCTACGACATGATCTACGCCAGCCTCGACGACATCGACATGATGCTCCAACACCTCGATAGGGGATAACCATGCCACTTGGAAAAAGGAATCCTGACAACCCTCCCGCCAACGCTTTTGAAGTTGCACGAAACGAGCCGGCACGGAAGAGGGACCAGAAAGCAAAGGAACGGGCTAACAATCCCAAGCCCTTCTACCGCAAACAAGACCCCAACTACACCTACGCCTTCGGCGGCAAGTGGAAGACAAAACACCCTGGGGCTATAGAGAAGCACAGCTAACGTCAGAAGCTGTGACGAAAGTCATATATTTTCCGGCTCGGGGTATTTGACACGAGCTTTAGGCTTTGATAGACTTTTATAGGGTTCTCCGTCGAGCGCTACTCCGGACGAAACTTTTTCCTCAGGGTCCACCCTTTAACTCTGGGGAGTTTTATTCAAAGCCCACGCATGGTGCGTTTCGGAACTTCCGCAGAAAGTCTCTGGGGAAGACGTCGGCGGGGTAAGCCTAACCGTCCGACGATTTGCTGGTGTGGACTTGACGGAGGACCCTCTTAGACCGACACAGCAAGAATGGAGGGGGTGTGGGATCACCTCAAGCCGCTATTGCCTTGATAGGCGGTATCCTGGGGTGTATTGCCACAGCCGTTGGTATCTTCGTCGCCTCTAGGAACTACGTCGCTCAGCAAAGAGCTAAAGATGCTGCCTCCGAGGCGAGGAGAGAAACGGCCAACTTACGTGAGCGTGCAGGAGCTATAGAGGCTCTGCAGAAGACCGTGACGAGTCAATCGGGTGTTATTGATGGTCTGTCTCAGGGACTAAAGGACTGCATAGTCCGAGATAACCAGAAGGCCATCGACATAAGCGATCTGCAGCAGAAAGACTACGCGAAGGCTGTGGAGATTGACACTTTGAGACGACGGATCGCTGTCCTGGAGGCACGATGACAACTCAACCCCCAACCTCTGGGGAGAATCCGATGGTGCCGACTTCCTCTAGGGAAGTTGATGAGTTGGTTGCTACAGTGCCACCCAAGGAAGAGGTGGACTCGCTGGTCAAAACACTCCGTAAGACGAACCGGAGGATGGGGCTGAGGCCCAGTGAACCCCGGCTGTGGTTCGCCATAGCGCTATGCCTATTTCTGGCAGTGATACTGCTGGCGCAGATAGAGGCTATATCTGAACGGAGCAGTCTGAAGGCTCAGTTGGCTGACGCTAGCGAGACTTCTGAGTGCCGCGACGCGATTACAGGCGATTTGAACATCGCTAAGGCAGAGGGAATACTTGCTGGCAATGAGGCTATTCTCCTGCTTCTCAACGTGCTGCACGATGTGGTCGTCAGGGAGCCGGTCAACGATGCGGACTTTCAGGCCGACACGGCTAGAATCACGGCTGCGGACCTCGCTGCAGCAGAACATGCTCGGATCGCCATTGATAGTCAGAGAAACGTACTAGCAATCTGCAAAGAATAGCCCAACTACGTTAGGCAAAGGAGTGAACATGTATATTGGTGTTGGAGCCGTAGTGCTCATTTTGCTGGTCATTCTGGTGATTCTGCTGCTGCGCAGGTACTAATGTTCATGGTCATGGAGTGGCCGGACGGTAGCAAACTGGTGGCTGAAATTCCGGTCGAACAGGATGCCATAGACGCCCTCCATGACTGCTGCCACGAGATGTTGGCGAGGGCCATGGGGTTACCCCGTTCCCCGATCCTTGAGAGAGAGTCTACAGGACGCCCCATTCCTTGGGATCAGGCTGCCCTAGAAGAAGCTGCTGTGTTAGCCATACAGAGGCTAGCTCGGTATAGGTGGATTAATGACGCTGGTTGAGACATATCTCCCGTTCGGGATACGCGACGTGAAGATCACGCCGTTTATCGGGGAACTCGGGGTAGGGACACCAGTAGATCTGCCAGTAGGGCGAGTCGTGACGTTCCGTGAGACGGAAAGTATCGAGCTTCTGAAGAGCGATGATCGCAACGTTGCCATGGAGGGCACCGGGGCGATGGTCGAGTGGGAGATTGAGGCCGGTGGCATCTCATTCGAGGCTTGGCAGGTCCTCACCGGAGCTTCCCTGGTGTCTGGGGCCGGCTTCCGTGAGCTAATTAAGCTCGATACCGACGTTAGACCGTACTTTGTGATTGAGGGACAGAGTATAAACGACGATGGCTCGGATCTACACATCGTCATACGACGGTGTAAGGTCAATGGGTCGATCGAGGGCTCATTCTCGGAGGGCACATTCCTTCTCACGAAGTGTGAGGGGCTGGGCATCGGAGATTCGACGGGCGAACTCTGGCGGATGCGGTGGAACACCAACACGACGGATGTTTTCGGAGGCATTCGTGCTTTGCCCAACACTATTCAGTTCCAGGCACGGCCGCTCACGATTTCGGTGGGCAACGTGGTGGGTGCTTCCCTGACACCAGCTCTTACTCAGCTAGTGGCGAACAAACTCCTGGTGAGTGTGGGGGTTGAGCAGGTTATTGCTCTGCAGCCGAAGGTTGTGAATATGAGGGCTCAGCCCCTCACCATTACTGGTGGTGTGGGAGCGCTGACGCTGGCGCCGAAGAGCTTTGCCATGACCGCGGTGCCCTTGCTGCCCTCACGAGGCATAAACTTGGCGCCTGCCACGGCTGCTATGACGGCTAGGCCGTTGCTGGTGGGCTCGACATCCACGATCGTGGAGGCTGAGTCCGGCACGGTCGAGGGTGGGGCGGTTATATCCACGCAGTATGCGGGCTACACAGGCACGGGCTACATCGGCACATTTGGTCTGACGGGAGACGTCAACCAGATTAACTTCTCGGCTGCGGTCGGTGGTAGTTACACATTCTCGATAAGGTATGCTCAGGGCAACCCAGCAGAGGGTACTGTCACGGTCAATATCCGAGTGAATGGGGCTATTGCTGGTACAGTATCATTGCCCAACACCTCGAGCGACTGGACGAGCCCTGCTAGATTTGCGCAGTCTAGTGCCATCACGATTCCGCTGACGCTTGGCAACAACGTCATCCGCATAGAGCACTCGGGGTTGGAGTACACATACTCAGACCTCGACAGCTACACGTTCACCGGCGCTGGCGGTGGTGGTACAGGGGGTGTTGCTCCGGTAGCTGAGTTCACGATGAACCCCTCGAGCGGAGTCGTGGGACAGACGATACAGTTTAACGACTCTAGCACAAACTTTCCGACGTCATGGGCGTGGCTGTTTGGCGATGGGGCTACCTCCACACAGCAAAATCCGACGCATAGCTTTGCCGGTGCCTCCACATACAACGTGCAGTTGACTGCCACGAATGCGACGGGGTCGAATGCTAAGACTCACAGCATTGTCATTGGTGCTGGAGGCGGTACCGGAGGGACTCCGGATTATGTCGTAGGCGTGAACGGGTCACTCCAGCAGATATTGGAGCTTCCGTACTCCTCGATTGCTGGTAAGCGAGTCTTGGTGCCGTCTGGCACTTGGAATGGGCCTACCGGCGCTGGTATTCTGTTCTACAACAAGGATTTCGGCAATGTCATCGTGGAATTCCAGAGTGGAGGCATCCTGCGGGGTCCTGGTGGCTCTGGTGTGGAGTTTTATGGAGGGTGCCGCAATCTCACTCTCGTTGGTCCAGGCAAGATACAAGCCTTGGGTAACTCGACGAACGCAGAGGGCATCTACCAGGATGCCAGCCGTACCAATAATGGCTCCCCCACAAATGGACTGCCTGGCGGTAATATCACGGTTGATGGGCTCACAGTAGAGCCGATTCCTGGCAGCGGTGTTATTGGTCGCAACGGGGTCGCCTTCTGGTCCTGTGACAAGATCATCATCCGCAACTGCACGATCCATGATGCCTCGGGCAACGCTGCTTATGGCTTTGGTGGTGCTGGATCAGGGATCTCCATTGGTCAGGGGTGGCGGTGGGATAGTAATGGTGGTGAGAGAGTTCTCATCGAGAATAACCACGTCTACAACCAGCTGGCTAGTGATGGTAACCCCTCGGCTGACCGCAATGGGATTATTCTGGACCTGTACCACAGTGTGGGTAACTTCGGTGACTTCAGCACTATTTATGGGAACCACATCATTGGTTCGGTGATGATCCGCAACAATAATATTCACGATGTCTCTGGTCGAGGCATTCAGATATTGTTCGCTGGGCTACCTGACTCCCCGATCTACGTTGACAACAACACGATCTCTGGACAATGGGCTCGTTATCTGGGTCCAGAGCCTGGGTCAGGCAACTTCTCAGACCCGCAGACGGGCATCGGGGGCAATGGTCGCGGTGTCCACTCGAATGTGGTTGTTACGAACAACACAGTCGTCGATGATCCTGCTCAGGTTCATCCTAGCTTCTTCTTCTTCGACTTCAACACTAGCCCAGGGGTTACTGGGTCGAATAACCATCTAGTCGGTGGTGGATTCGTCGATTGGCACAATTCGCCAGGAACTTCTCCTCCAGCGGGGTTCATCACATGAGAAACGCAGAACGACGGGCTCGATTTGCCTATAAAAATGGCCCTGGTGCTACTCCATGCGAACTGGATATGAGGTACTCATTCCTAAACGCTCGAGGGAAGCCGATGGTCGGTCGTAAGGGCAGACCTTACCAGCTGAAGGCGGAAGATGATCCAGACGGCTATACGGTTGCCCCGCTCGACCCTAGGCGAGCTACGAACGACAAGCAGATCCGCAAAAGGGCTCGTCGTCGAGGGGAGTTGCTTGAGGCTGACCTGAGGATGCTGTACAAGCCCGTCGAGGAGTGGGACGACGAGGAGCTGGCTCGAGGGCGCCCACGCGATGCCGGCGGAGGCTTCCGGGGCAAACAACCGACCTGGATCAGCAAGGCGTACCACGAGGAGATAATCCGACGGTATGAGAAGCTAGTCAAGACTGAGATGAATGTCCACACCATCGAGGCTCTCGGGGTGATGTCAAACATCCTCAAGAATGACAAGGTCGATAAGAAGGGCAAGCCTATGGTGCCTGCCGCGGTGAAGCTGGATGCTGCTAAGTTCCTGATCGAGCATGTCATAGGCAAGCCGGTCAAGCACATTGAGTCCGAGGTCTCAGTAACGCTGCAGGGCATCCTGGCTCACGCCATGGTGAACCCCAGCCAGACGAACTTCGACGAGTACGCACTCACGCAGGGGTACATTGACGCCGACGTGGTGGATGACACCATGGGGAGACACAACAATGGCACTTGAGCTGTGTGGGATATGCCATCAGCCTCGGGAGTACCATGAGAAAGACACAGTCCGCCATCAGTTCGACGTGGGCGGCAAGCTCATGGCCAAGGTCACTTCCCCTCCTCCAACCAGTAGTCGTGGGGTACCCAGTGGGGATCCCATACTGAGGTTACTCCTCATCCGAAAGGGTATTATCTCGGCAGATGATATAGATGCTGCTGAGAAGGAGCTGAGAGCGCTAGGAGTTGCCGGTGTTGGTCCCGTTGCCAGAAGTAGTCGAGAAGATACTCGAGTTGACATCTGATGCTGATGTCGAACATTGTGGTCTCTACACTGACGCTGGCGAGGTCATTCAGGTTCGTAACGTGAGCGAAAGTCCTCACGATAGCTACGTGCTCGACAAGGAGCAGGTGGTTGATCTATTTGAGACACGACCTGACCTGCAGATTGAGGACATCGGAAGTAAAGTGGGGGTGTGGCATACACATCCGTCGGGGTTGATCGGACCCAGTAGGGAAGATTTTAATACCAAGATAGAAGGATTGAACTACCTCGTAGTAACCATTCCCTCTGGGGAAGCCGTAGTATTCTAAAGGAGTTTACATGGCCATTACGGCAACAGACATTCTGTTTAAGCTGAGCAAAAATACCGGCCCCGGTAACAGCTCAGCGCAGGCGGATCCGAACGACAGTATCGGTGGGTTCATGTCATCCACGCAGATCACTGACGCAACCCTCCACAATCTGTTTGATGTGGTGACGGGTGACGAGAACGCTGCTTCCGATGTGGAGTATCGCTGCTTCTTCATCCACAACAATCATGGCACGCTGACCTGGGAGAGTGTGAAGGTATGGCTCTTTTCCGAAACGGCTGGTGGTGCATCCGCGGCCATCGCCATCGACGGCACGGGTGTCGTGTCAGCAACTTCCGCCTCTGCGCAAGCGGAACGAGTCGCCAACGAGAGTACTGCCCCGTCAGGAGAGACATTTAGCTCTCCCACGACGAAGGCAGGCGGGCTCAGTGTGGGCAACATCGGTGCTGGTCAAGCAGTGGCTATCTGGGTTCGTCGCACGGCAGCGAACACCGCCGCAGTAGATACTGACGGCGTGATCATCCGTGCAGAAGGGGATACGGCTGCATAATGGCTGATACCGTCTATAACGTAGCGAAAGCTAGGGTTGCCTCCGGCGCTACTGATCTTGATACCAGCACTCTGAAGATGTTGCTGCTCAAGACCACTGCTGCCGGCGCATTTAACCCTGATTTGGTCTCGGTCACTGCTCTCAAGGCTGTGTCTGGTGTGGTCGAGGCCGACTTCACAGGTTATGTCCGCAAGACACTCACCTCGGTGACTGTTACACAGGATGACACCAATGACCGAGCAAACGTCGACTCAGCGAACGTCACTTGGGACCCGGCGGGTGGTGCTACTAACAACACTCCCGTGGCTGCTGTCATCTATCATGACGTGGATGGCACTGACGCAAACTCCAAGCTTGTATCATACCACGATACGAACTTTGGAGTTACTGCCACCAACGGTTCTCCCTATACCGTCAATATTGCGGACTTTGTTCGGTTGACGTAATGGGGGCGATCAAGAACGCCATCGAGGCGATCTTGGCTAACAACAATCTCACTGATGCTGAGAAGAAGGTCGAGATACGTCGTATTCGAGGCGAAGCTCTTCGTGACAACATACCCAACCTTCCCTTCACGATAAACTTGGTGGGTAACAACTCCATCACGATCGAGACAGCAGATTGGGACCCAGTCAGGAATGTTCTGACGTTGAATCTCTCAGCGATCAGGGCAGGACAACCGCTACCGTTGGACAATCCATTCGTCTATGTCAACCCTCCCACACATATCGAGGACCCTGCGGGGACTGACTTGGTGCAGGAGATGAGAGATCGCCAGGGCAATCTGATAGCGACGAAGCGTTACAGAGAGGCCCCCTTGCTGGCTCTGAGAGCGATAGTCATAGATTCGGTGAGGAACTCATGACGACAACCACCGTATTTGCTGGCGCTAGTGACTTCTGGATTCTGTACTCGGCTAGCACTTACGCAAACTCTCGTAATGGCACTGGTGGTTCATTCTCGGCTGACTCTGGATCTGAGACAACTCTCTACGTTGGTCAGAATCAGTTCGGTGGTCCGACGTTCGAGATGATGGAGATAATGCTGGAGTTTGATACTTCGTCGATTCCTGATACTGACGTAGTCTCTGCTGCGGTACTATCAGTGTGGGGCGTGAACGACAACGATACTGGCGACTTGATGACCCTGGAGGCACGAGCCTACGATTGGGGTGGCACACAGGACAATGCCGACTGGCGCACGGGTGCTCAATATGCTGCCTTGACCTTGCTGGCTACCATGGCTCCGTTGACTCTCGATGCCGCTGCATACAATGTGATGACCTCCTCGTCTCCGAATATGGAGAATGCGATCAATGTAACCGGCTTCACTCGCATGGTGCTAGGATCGAATCGCTTTGCTAGCAATACTTCACCTCCTGGTGAGGAGTATTACCAGCTGCAGTCGGCAGATAACACGGGTACGACAAACGATGAGAAGCTCGTGGTCACTCATGCTGCCTCAGCTGCTGGGCAACCTACAACGAAGAGGTTTGGTGGAGTGCAGTTCTCAGGGTATCGTGCTCAGGGCAATCTGATAAGGAGATGGTAACATGGCTGCTACTGATGCACAACCATTCCCCATAAAGAACAAAGCGTTTCGTGTGGTCTTTCCCCTGCTGGATGCTGATGGCGACCTCGTGACAGGTGCCACTACACCAGATTCGGAGATCAGCAAGGACCAGGGAACATTCGTTGATTGCACTAATGAGATGACTGAGATCGCTACGACATCGGGTGTCTACTACCTCGACCTGACCGCCACAGAGATGAATGCGGATTGTGTGGTCATCATTGCCAAGTCGGCTACTGCCGGCATGAAAACGACGGTCATGACGATCTATCCAATAGATCTCAAGGAACCGACCGGGGTACCTGCGTATGGTGCTGGTGGTGCGGGTCTCGAGGAGATACTAGCTTGGATCATGGCACTGCAGCGAAACAAGCTTACTCAGACCTCGACAACCTCTACACTGAGGAACGATGCTGACAGCGGCACGATCGCTACATCAACAATTGCTGACGACGGTACAACCCTTACCAGAGGGGAATGGGCATAATGGGATGGTCAATACCTGACAAGGGCGAGGGTGTCAATGATGCACAGAGCGTCGTCTTTCAGGAGTACATGGATGTACTCATCGAGGGCATGAGTGGTCGCAACTGCGTACTCAGTGGGTGCACAGTTACGGGTGGCGCTGGCATGACGCCCACGGTTGCTAAAGGCGCCGTGCTGTCTGCTGGTGTCTTGTTTGCTATCGCCAGTGCTACAGTCACCATCGCTACCGCAGATGCTACATATCCACGCATAGATCTCATTGTGATTACCTCTGCGGGTGCTAAGGCAGTACGTGCTGGTACCGCAGCAGCAAATCCGAAGCCTCCTGCTCGCACTACTGATGATGTGGTCATTGCGGCCATCTATGTGCCTGCCAATGCTACCACGATTCTTACTACTCATAGTACTGACCTACGCATCATGCGTGGTCGGGTGACGCTGAAGGCAACTACTACGCCGGTTACCTTCAATAATAACTCCACCATTCAGACATACTTCACAGTTACTTTGCCTAGCGGATTATTCTTAGCGGGTCAGCAATTGCGGTGTACTTGTGGTGGGTCCTGGTTGACGAATACTTCTGGTCTTTCGGTTCTCACTCTGACGATTGCCTATGGTGGTACTACACTGTTCGCTGATGCCACAACAACACCAACTGCTTCTGCGGTTCGTGGTGGTTGGTACTTGGATTTCATCTTGAATGCACAGAGCAATACTGCTCAGCAGACTGCGGGGATTTTCACCACACAAGCTGCTGTCACTGCGGGTCGTGTGGCTCCTACGACGGGCACCGCTGGTATGTTGGAAGCGATTCCTGCTGCTGCTGTAGCCAATGCTCCAGTGGTTACCGCTTTCCGTGGATCGGCTGCTGTGGATAGTGATGCTGCTGACCGTACCCTGACTGTGCAATGGACCATGAGCGTAGCTAACGCCAACTCAGAAATGACAATGGACTTCGGCATCGCAGAATTGCTCTAGTAGGAGCGAATCATGACCATTGCCTATGTCGGAGGTACCCTAGCTCGCAATGGTGGGGGCGACTCCAACGGATTTACCTCGTCGGCGTTCGACACGACTGGCGCCAACTTCATTCTCGTGTCGTACTCATCGGGCGCCACAAGTTTGGAGACACTGACAGATTCCAAGGGCAACACTTGGACAGCGATGACGGCCTCTACCGCATCTGGTCGGCAGCATCGCTTCTATTACGCCTTCAATGCCACAGTCGGCACCGGTCACACCTTCACCATTACCGGCACCGCCACGTACCCCTCGCTGGCCATCACGTGGTACTCTGGGGTACAATCAGCCTCCGATCCTTTGGATCAACAGGCTCGCAATGGGCAAGTCGCACCATCAGTTACTGCGGGGCCGATCACGCCGACCGTCGATGGTTGCTTGATTGCCACCGGCTTCCATCACGCCGATGGCGTCAACACACGCACCCTCACGGGTGGCTGCACGATGGTCCTCGATGAGACCAGCACGACCTTCGGCTCTGACAATGGTTCTTATGGTCACCTAGTTTCTCAGACCACTGCTGCGGCAATCTCGGCAAACTGGTCAACCACCAATACAGTTCTCACTGAATCTACGATTGCCTCGTTCAAGCCAGCAAGTGGAGCACCTCCGCCAGCGAACCCTGAGCGAGAACTCGGCCTCATGATGGGGTCGCCAAGATCTCACATCGGTGCCGCACCGATAGGTGCCTCAGATGATGTAATCCCTGCAGCCACACCCGAGCAGGGTTTCGTGATGGGGGATTATAACACCCACATCGGCAGCAGCTATATGGGTGGACAAAGCTGGGCGAACCCGCCTGAGTTTGGCTTTGTCATGGGATCGCCTCTGTCGCACATGGGTGCGGCAACCTTAGGTTCTACTGATATTGCTGACCCGACAGCAGCCCTGAGGCGATGGAGTTTAGTTACTTGGCAGACACAAAACCTGCCCATATCGCCAGGTACTGGGTTCGATACTCAGGCTGAGCGGATGTGGGAAACAGGCATGCTGCCTGCCCCACCCATAACCATTCTCACTGCGGTTGGCAAACAACTCGACTACCGGTGGTCAGTACGGGCACTTGCTGGTGATCAGGATGATTTCCGTTGGTCGGTTAGAACTGTCCTCGGTGATCAGGAAGACTATCGTTGGTCCACACGCATATTCGTTGGTGACCAAGAAGACTTCCGCTGGCAGGTCAAGAAGGCTCAAGGCGATCAGCTAGACACACGCTGGTCAGTCGTTGGGCCCGTAGCAAAAGATCTCGATGTTCGATGGGGTATTCGTACAACCATTGGTGATCAGGAGGATTACCGCTGGGCCGTACGTACCACACTGGGAGATCAGGAAGACTTCCGTTGGGCCACAAGAACTAAGGTTGGTGACCAGGAAGACTTCCGATGGTCTGTTAGATCAATTCTCGGTGACCAGACCGATCTACGTTGGTCGGCTTGGCTCGATACTTCTGCAGTACGTCGCTGGTCGTTGGTGACCTGGCAAACACATTCTCTACCCATAGCACCGAATCTGCCCATCAATTCCAAGGGCGATCGTATGTGGGAGACCATGCAGTTGCCCTCGTACTTCGTCGGTACTACTGTTATCGGTAAGCAGGTTGACTATCGTTGGTCGATCAGGGCAATCCTGGGTGACCAGGAAGACCTGCGCTGGCAGACGAAGCAGATCACCTTCGACCTCAACGAGATCCGCTGGGGTGTTCGCACCGCGTTCAACGATAGTATGGATGTCCGATGGGGCATTCGTACAACTCTAGGCGATCAAGAAGATTACCGTTGGTCGGTTCGCACTAAGCTGGGAGATCAGGAAGATTTTCGTTGGCAGGTCAAAGCGCCAGTCGGTGATACCAACGATATCCGTTGGAATGTCAGGGCAATCATGCCTGACTTCAACGATATCCGTTGGTCTGTCAGGGTTAGGGTCAACGATTCTAGTGATCAAAGGTGGGCTGTTCGAACATTCGTCGGAGATCAGGAAGATCTACGCTGGGCTATCCGAACCTTCGTAGGAGATCAAGAAGATTTCCGGTGGTCGGTTAGGAGTCGCCTTGGAGATAATAACGACCTCAGGTGGGCAGTTAAGTCCGCTCTTGGTGATAATAATGATCTTCGGTGGGCAACCCGCATTTCCATTGGAGATTCCAATAACACACAATGGGGTGTTAGAACTAAGGCATCCGATACTTGTGACCTACGATGGAGGGTCGCTGCTACAGTCAGTGACTCTGCTGAACTGAGATGGCAGGTTAAAGCCGTCGTCAACGACAGCAGTGACTTGCAGTGGCAGGTTCTTTCTATCGCAGTTGTTCAGGATTCGGTTGACCTTAGGTGGGGCGTTCGAACAACCGTCAATGACCAAGAGGATCTTCGGTGGTTCATACGATCCCTCGCTGGCGACTCCAACAGTCTGGTGTGGACCACACGAGCTCTTCTGGAGGATCGGATTGATCTGCGTTGGCAGGTAGTTAGCATTGCCGCCATTGCTGATGATCTGAATCTCAAGTGGGGTACTCGTACCACGCAGGGCAATTATGCAGACTTCCGCTGGAAGGTATGGGGTTATGCTAACAAGAACCTCGATACCAGGTGGGCAGTCCGTGCTCTACTGGCTGACGATTCCTCGATCAGGTGGAACACCAGGGCTAGGGTCAACGACCAGCTCATCACTCTGTGGGGTATTGGTGGTCCCTTCGGAATCAACAGCAGTTTGGTGTGGAATGTCCGAAAGGCAGTTGGTCCTAGCTACGATCTGAGGTGGCGTACTGCTGGTCTCGTTATCAAACAACGTGATCTGCAGTGGGTTGTCAGGAAGATGGTGGGCGATCAGGTATGGCCTTTGTGGGATACAAGGGCAGCCATTGGTCGTGCGAGGGATCTGCAGTGGGGTACACGGACCTTCGTTGGAGATAGCACTAATTACCTTTGGGCACTACGCTCGAGGGCAGGCGATGCTGCGAACATCCAATGGAATCTCCATGCACACCTCTTCGATGACCTAAGTCTCAAGTGGAAGCTCTTTGGACAAGAGGTTCATGCGCTTGAGATACGTCTCTCAGATCATGGCCTGTTGCTGATTCGCCTCACGGACTTTGAGGACTTCTCTATCGAACCGGATGATTCGAGTGATCTGATCATCACAGTCAATGATCGCAGCGCACTACGGATTTTGTTGGATCACCATTTGGGTGATTTGGATATCCTATCAAGGACTCGATGATGGCGATCCCAAACAAATACGACATTGGAGATCAGGTAATTCTCCATGCTGAGACCCTGATCGACGACGCTCCAGTCAGTGTTACTGCGGAGTTCAAAGTCAAGCGTCCTGGGAGTGACTCCCTCGACGATGTGGCAGCGGTAGAAACTCCTCAGGGAGTATACGAAGGTCTCTACGTTCCCTACATGAGTGGCCGTCATTTCTACCGCTTCATCGCCACGGGAACTCAGCAAGGTCAAGAGGAGTTCTGGTTCGACGTAAGGGAGGCACATGCCTGACGCAAATGCTAACATGCCTGAGACTGAGTATGAGGTTGACACTCACACCACGACCATCTTCCGAAAGCCCAAGGGGCATAGGTTGAATCCAGGCGATGCGAAGAAGTCGATCTACACTGCAGGTACGGACGAACCAAATGCTGATGCCGATGGCGGCAGAAGTTGGACTGGCCAAGTATGACTTTTACACCACCTCCAGTAACTGAAGGCGGAATCCTGCGTAAGGATGCGTACTTCGAGGCGACTGGGTATTTTCCACACGATGCACAGAAGGAGGTACACTATGATCATCACAGGCACCGTGTACTATCGAACGGTAGACGGTGGGGTAAAACACTACTCGGTGGTAAAGAGTGTGAACCTACTGCCTTCCTCCGAAACAGACTTGGAGAACCGCAGCGAGGATGGATCATTGGTCCCAACTACATCGACTGCGAAAAAGAGTTTCGAGTTATCTATGATTCCCTGAAGAAGTTGGGTGTGGATACTGTCTCGCCCAAGTTCCTCAAGAATGTCGAGAATGGGAACATGCACATCGCCACTGGATGGGGATGGGATCTCGATTGTCGATCTGCCGCTACCCCCGAAAGTTTGGTCGGGGAGGGACTTGACTTTGTACTGCTTGCTGAAGCTGGACGACTACACCGATCAACCTTCACTGAGTATGTCAGACCCGCCCTCTCCGACAAGCGCGGTTGGTCTCTCATGTCTGGGGTGCCAGAGATATCTGCTGATATCTCGCTTCTTTATTGGGGATACAGAAGAGGACTTGATACAAGCGATAAGAAGCCGTGGAAGTCCTGGCGCATGCCCTCGTGGACTAACGACATCGTATTCCCAGGTGGAAGAAATGACCCGGAGATACTTGAGGCAGAGGAAGATCTAACTGCCGAGGAATTCCGCCGTCAGTACGGTGGAGAGTTCATCGACAAAGTCGGCCGAGTAATGAAGGAGTGGGATGACGCAGTTCACCTACGGAAAATCGTTTTCAACCCTGACTGGCCCGTCTACGCTGCAGTCGACTTCGGTTTCACGAACTACTGGGTATGGCTCTGGATACAGGTGGACAATTTCAATCGAGTCTACGTCATCGGAGAGCACTACTTTCTGGAGCAGGATACGGATGAGATTGCTCGTTTTCTTGCTAACCACCCTTGGATGTCGTCCTTGGTTGCATTTTACCCAGACCCTCATAACCCCGACGACGTACGGATTCTCGAACGGGTCATCAAGAAGCCAGCCCGACTCAACACCGGAGGAGAGGTTCAAACCCGAACCGCCCTAGTTCGCAAGCATCTCAAGCCCATGCCTCCTGACGAACCTCCGGAGAATCAGAAGGCTGACATCGTCGTCGACTTCAGTTGTAAGCAACTCGCATGGGAGATGCGGGAGGGATATCGCTGGCCTCGACACAAGACAGAACAGAAGAATTCAACTGAGCTGCCCATGGACAAAGACAACCATGGTCCAGAGGCTCTTAGTCGGTTCATCTACGGCTACTTCAGCATAGTGGACGAGAAGATTCAGTTGCCCACTACTCGACGTGCGGTAGTCGGAAGACGCAGAGGCAGGATGAGGTAATGGACATAGTTACTCCTTACAGTACAGTAACTCCATATATCTCTGGATTTCCGGAGTGGGTTCCTGACCTAGAACAAGCACGTATCGCCTCGTATGATCAGTACGACGATATGTACTGGAGTGTCCCGGATACCTTCGATATTGTGCTGGTTGATGAGGAGAATGAGGGCGGGCCAATCTTCATCCCGAACCCTCGTAAGATTGTGGACATCACCGCCCACTACTTCCTCAAAGGTCTGACCATCGAGGTCGAGGATAAGGACAAGCACAAAGATCAGCAGTTGTTCTTGGAGGATTTTTTTGCTCGGGAGGAGTTCTTCTCGAGGTTCCAAATCGCCAAGCTATCAGGGGTGGTCAAGGGTGACTGGCTTCTACACATCACAGGAGATCCTGAACAACCTGAGGGCAGTCGTCTTTCGATCAACTCAGTGCACCCCGGAAGTTACTTCCCTGAGTTTGATACCGATGACCTCAACAAGCGCACCGGAGTACGGTTGGTTGAGCTGCAGGTACACCCTGATGATCCCAACAAATCCATAGTCAAGATCCTCCAGTACGGATATAACGACAACGGAACTGTGTGGAGGGTTGAGGATCTCTGGGAACTCGAGGGTTGGAATGACCCTGAGAAAGCCACACGAATCTCAGTGATTCACCCGCTCGAGACCTTGGCGCCAGACATTCTGCAGATTCCAGTGTACCACTTCAAGAATGGGATGTGGGATGGCGACCCCTTCGGATCCTCGGAACTCAAGGGATTTGAGAGAGTTTTCCAGGCAGTTAACCAAGCAATTACTGATACCGATACTGGTATTTCTCTTGCTGGTCTTGGTGCTTACGTCACTGACGCTTCTCCTCCCGTAGACAAAGCGGGACGCGAGATCGCCTGGACTATCGCTCCGGGCAAGGTTCTGACTGTCCCAGGTCAGACCTTGTTCAAGAAGCTCGACGGAATCACGAACACGTCGTCGATTGAGAAACACATTGAATACCTCGAGCGCTCTCTCTACGAAGCCTCAGGAACGCCTGATGTCACCCTCGGTCGTGTGGATGTTGCTACGGCTGAATCCCCTATGACGCTGGCGGTCAAGTTCGAGCCGCTCATGGCAAAGATCGAACTCAGGGATACATTTGCGATAGAGAAGCTCACGCAGATGTTCTTCGATCTGAAGGTTTGGTTCAGAGTCTACGAGGGTGTGGACTTCGGGGATCTGAAGATCATTGCGAAGCTGGGTGACAAACTGCCCATCAACAGGGCAAAGCATGTTGAAGAACTTACCAATATGATAGATCGCAAGGTCATCTCTAGAGCGTATTTCCGCCTCGAGATGGAGAAGCTTGGCTACATATTCCCAGACGATATGGAGCAACAGATTCTGGAGGAGGAGCAGGCTTTCCTCGACATGACACTGCAGTCCCAGCAACAACAGTTCGGTCAGCAAGACCAATTGCCTGGACCTGGTGGACGTAAGACAGGGCCTGGAGCTACTCTTCCAGCAAACCAAAAGTCGAACTCGAACAACAAGAGTCGAGTCAATGAGTCGGATGGTAATGAAGTAGTTACCAAACGTTAACGGCGAGAGGCCATGAAAGGATACCCGTGATGGGTAAGAAAAACTTGTTCCTAGAAGACATAGTCATACGAGGTTTCGAAGACGACAAGGATAAGAAGGATCCTCCTAAGGGTGACCCGAAGGATGAGACGGACGATTCAACTGACGACGACGATACTGACGATACTGACGATGACGACACTGACGATGACTCAGGTGATGATGGGGACAAAGAAGATACTGCTGCCCTCAAAGGTGCCCTCAAGAAGGAGCGAGATGCTCGGAGGAAACTCGAGAAGGAAAATAAGAAACTGGCCAGAGGTAAGAAGTCTCTCGAAGACAAAGATGCTTCGGACCTGGACAGAGCAAAGAATGAAGCCACGGAAAACAAGACCAAGGCAGAGAAGCTTGCTGCGAAGCTGAAGCAATCAGCATTGGACAACCTCATTCAGAAGAAGGCAATGAACATGAAGTTCGTTGACTTGGATGATGCGCTACGTCTGATCGACCGAGAGTTGATCGACGTGGAGCAGGATGAGGATGAGCCTGACGAGATCACCATCGACGAGAAGTCGGTGGATGATGCGCTGAAGTCTTTGGTGAGCAAGAAGCCACACCTCATCGGTGAGACAAAGCCTCTTCCCAGCGGTTCGAAGTTCGGTGGCGGAAAGCATGGTAAGCAAGAACCAGATCCTGACGAAGCTCTGAAGGATAAATACCCAGCGCTTCGGATGGGACGTTAACCAAGAAGGGAAGCCTAATGGCTAGGATTGACAAGTACAATCCGGTCGGTAGCGGTTTCCGGGCGCCTCTCGCCGCTAGCTACACAGGAGCAGCTGCACCCATTGCAGTTGGTCTCAATAGCAGTGGTAGAGTGGTGGTCGGTGCCGGACAGTCCGGAATTGCAGGCGTCATCTGTATCCCGTCGAACAAGAATGCTGGAGATATTGTGGACGTGATGAAACACGGTGAACTCGTAGAAGCGGCTCTCGTAGCCGGTACTGCCTACACCGCAAACACCACCACTGGTGTTATTTCATCTGCCGCGGCATCAGCCACGCAGATCTACGTCGGCCATACAGTTGAGGCAGATCGGTTGGTGGTCAATGTTTAGTGACAAGCTACTCATCCCCAATCACTACAGCACCGATGACATCATCAAGAAGCTCGGTCAGGCAGGCGGTGGAGCTCGTGGTTACAACGAGATGGCCGACCTGATCACCGAGACAATTGATCATGTACCGTTGGCTGATATGTGGGCCGAGTTCTCTCGTACCATTGCTATGTGGAACCGTCAACGTTCCACCTTGGTAAATCTTCTTACGTTTGACGTATCGAACCCAATCGAGAATGTTCGATACCCAGTGCAGGAAGACTTCCAAGAAGCCTCGGAGTACGGTGAGCCGACCGGCATTCGCTTGGGCCCTGCGTTCCAAATGGGCTTTGACTTCAAGTGGTGGGACTTGGCTATCCGCTACACCTGGATGTTTCTCGCAGAGACCTCTTCGGAGCAACTCGCTGCGCTCAATAACCAGGCAATGGAAGCGGACAACCGGCTCCTCTTCACGAAGATCTTCAAGCGAATCTTCAACAACACCACCAACACGGCAACCATTGAGGGCAACTCGTTCAATGTGTACCCGTTCTACAATGGTGACACCATGGTTCCGCCCAGCTGGAAGAACATTGTCCACACCACAGGTCACAATCACTACTTCGGTAGTAACGGTGCCACTGTGGATGCGGGTGATATTCAGGCGATGATCAACCAACTTACCCACCATGGGTACAGCTTGGCCAATGGCTATCGTCTGATTCTGCTGGTCAACCAACAGGAAGGTGCGGTCATTCGTACCCTTCAGGCTGGTGTTGCCGGTTCTCTCTACACCTTCATCCCTGGTGAAGGCGTTGGTGGCGGGGTATTCCTTCCTGCGAACAGCGGCATTGTGGGCCGACCGAACATTGTAAACTACCCCGGTCTTCAGACCATCGGTACCTATGGTCCGGTAGTCGTGGTCGAGGAAGAGTACATTCCGGCAGGCTACATGGTGATGCTAGCTTCTGGTGGCGAACTCGACATTCGCAACCCGGTTGGCATCCGGCAGCACGACAATGCGTCACTTCGCGGTCTGCGCTTGGTCAAGGGTCGTACCCCTGACTACCCGCTGATCGACTCGTTCTACCTGCATGGCTTCGGAACTGGAGTCAGGCAACGTGGAGCTGGTGTGGTTCAGCAGGTCGTTGCCAGTGCTTCATACACCATTCCATCGCAGTACGCGTAAGGAGGCCTGACATGAGTAAAGAAATCGACCCAGAAAAGATTGCCTCGGGTGATCTTGATGAGAATGACATTCTCTATCTTCAGGACAGAGGCCTCCTCCCTCCACACATCACGCCTCTAAAGCGGGATCCGTTTACGGGTCGTGCTTACGTGGACGAAGGTGATGGCTGGGATGTCGTCAAGGGTTTCTCGGCGGAACAGCTCAAAGAGTTTTACCGTCGCAAGAAGAAAGAGGAAGAGGAAGGCCCTCCTCGCATCGGTGATCAAGGTGGTGTGGTCGAAGTTCGTGGATACGGAACCGAAGGCATGGTCGACGGTGAAGAAGCCACGGATGACGACTACGACACTTGGACCACCGAAGAACTCCGTGATTCACTGCGAGAGAATGAGCTCGTAGTGGGTGGGAAGAAGCAGGAGCTCATCGAACGGATGCGTCGGTTCGACAGTGACCAACTCACAGCGGAGGATCGACCCTCGTGAATCAAACCCCACATGAGCGCCTTCGTTTGCTTCTAGGTGAAAGCATTCCTGCTGGTAAGACTGATGCAGATACGATGTTCAGTAACGAGGAGGTCGACGATTTCCTCGAGACTGGCAGTACTGTAGAGGCCGCGGCATGGCATGGGTGGATGGCGAAGATGGCCAACTACGCGAACCTGGTCACAGTGAACGAGGGCAATGCCATGCGGGAGTTGACGGAACTTCACAAAGCAGCGAAGCGGATGGTTGACCTGTATGCCGGCTTTGCCCCAACCTCTGGACGGGGTAGAGCTGTCATCGGGGATATCCGCAGACAGAGGTCATCGAGATGAGCTGGTCAGAACGACAGGTACGCGATAGGTTGATGCACAAATACATTGACCTTGATTACATAACCATCGTTCTGCACCGGCCTATCTGGTCAACCACGGCAGCAGGCGGTAGGGTCATCACTGGAGAGACGGTTCTCGAGGCACAGAAGTTCTCCTTCATGCCTTTCAAGCGTCGTCTCACCATTGAACTTGCCAAGGCAACCCTCAAAACTGGCGAGGATGAAACGAGCCTCATTGAGTATGTCCTGATAGGGACGCCAGAGTCAGATATAGAGAAGAATGATTACTTCATCTGGACTGACGAAACGGTGTTCAACCCAGGACGCTTCGAGGTCAATTTCGTTCAAGTCAGGAGGCACGACCATAAGCAAGCCGGTATAATCTACAGAGGTCCGGATGCCACAAATTAACTGGGATTGGGGAGTCGATACCCTATGGCAAGGGCTGGATAATTTCAGCGAGAGGACGCGGCAGAAGCTAGAAGAAAAAGTTCAAGAATTCGCACCGAAGCTAGCGGAGTACGCCCAGGCTAACGCACCTTGGGAAGACCGCACCGGTGACGCTCGCTCGGGACTACAGTCTCAGGCGTTGATCACGAACGATTCCTTCGGAGTTTCTTTATACCACACCATGGATTACGGCATCTGGCTAGAGATCCGTTGGGGTGGTACCTACGCAATTATCCTGCCCACCATAGAGACTCTCGGTCCTGAGTTGATGAAAGACATCTCCGACATCCTATCAGGGATTATATACTATGATTAGATCATGGATATATGGTAAGATGACGGGCCATGCTCCTCTGACGGCATATGTTGGTAGTCGTATCTACGAGTCAAGCCGGTTGCAAGAGGTTCCTACTAAGCCTTACATCATGTATAAGATGTTCGTAATTCAACCTGAGATGATGGGTGATGACGTTCCAAAGGTCTACACCCAGAGTTTCCAGGTGTTTGTGCATGATGTAGTGGGTGACTTCCTGCGTATTGATGAGATCATAGGGGTGCTCAAGAATCTCTTTCTCAATGCCTCTGACAAGGCTGAGGGTGTGGAGATCACTCGGTGGATCGACTCTAGTGAAGATTTCAAGGACCCCGACATGGGGACCAACACGAGGTTCATACGATTCCGCGTTCTCTACAAGGAGGTCTAATGAGACTCAAATATAATGCTGCTTCTCCAAATCACAGGAGAATCATTCCAAACCCTGACCCCAACCGGACCGATGAGGATCCTGAGGAGTTGGTGTGGGAATCTGATAACAACTTCATCGTCGAGGTGCCAGACGCCCAGGCGAGGAAGTTGCTCGATGAGTTTCCAGGGGAGCTTGAAGAAGCAGCACCGGATGAGCCGGATACCCGTGGGCCGCGATCAATGCAGGAAGAACGCGCTGGTCAAGGTCGTGAATGGGTGGAGAAGCTCGACACCGATGAGGGTGACGATATGTCAACCGAAGCACCGCCAGAGACGGCACGGACTTCTCGGGCGACACGGACTACGCCGAGGGCGTAATCATATCGGTCACTTGATCCCGTGACGTAGGGAAGTAATGGGAATGATTGAATTGCGATGCCCCAACAAACTCCATGGAACTATGGAGGATGATGTCATCGAGGTTCGTTGCGATAGTCGTTGGTGTGGCAAGCGCCCTGGCATTGTAGTCATCCATCGCTTCTCGGTCAAGGGAGAACTGCTAGAAACGCTAAGGTTCAAAACTCCTCCACACCCATCTCAGGGAAGGAAACGAAATGGCTCTAACTGATCCCGTATTGCCGTTTGGCTTGAGGGATGTGAAAATAACGCCTATCAACACGGACGGTACCTTGGCTACCACGGTTGATCTCCCAGTGTCTCAGACATTGTCATTCAGCGAAGCTGAGGACTATGAAGAGTTGCGTGGTGATGATCGACTCGTGGCTGTCCACGGTAAAGGTCCGACAGTTGAGTGGGAACTTGAGGCAGGTGGTATCTCCATTGAAGCCTGGAATGTCTTCAGCGGTGGTACTATTACGACCTCGGGTACAGGCACCACGGAAGTCAAGGACTTCCTGAAGAAGATCACCGACACACGGCGATACTTCCGCATCGAGGGTCAATCCATTGCCGACGATGGTGGTGACGTCCACGTCATCATCTACAAGTGCAAGTGTGATGACACTCTCGAGGGCGAGTTCGGTGACGGTGTATTCTTCGTGACGCACTGTTCTGGTCGAGGACTGGGCGATGTGAATGATAACCTCTATCGCATCACTTGGAATGAGACGCAGACTGCGATTGCCCTTACCTCCAATGAAATCCAAGAGATCATCTCGGACGCCACTGGCGGTACATTCACGCTCACGTTTGCCGCTCAAACGACCGGCGCACTGGCTTACAACATCAGCACGGCAGCACTCACGACAGCGCTCGAGGGTTTGTCGAATATCGCCCCAGGCGATGTCCTCGTTACCGGTGGTCCCGGTGACTGGATCGTCGAATTCAAGGGTGTCTATGCCGGTGTGAACGTGGCCCAGATGACTGCCGGTGTGGGTTCGCTCACAGGTGGCAGCTTGACGATCCGCACCAATCACCAGGGCGGGTCGTAGTAATAAATCCCTGAGCATGGTTTGGTGGGCGGGCGTTTTTCGTCCTTTGGCGCTCGCCCACCGCACATGCTCACTACATAGGAGGCCTAGGAGCCCATGGTTGACAAGAAGCCATCAGTAAAAAGAAACCCTCGCGTAACACCGAGGAAGGAACCGGATCCGGGTGTTGCCGCTGGACCTACCTCTGCTTCACAGTGGAGGAGAGCGTCCAGTGGTGGCACCCCTATCCGTGTTCCTAGCGGCAACGTAGCATTGCTCAAGCGCCCTGGTCTACAGGCGTTTCTTGCTCAGGGCATGGTGCCCAATAGCCTAATGGGTTATGTCACTGCCGCACTCAAGAGTGGCACCAAGCCGAAGACAGAAGATCTGGATCTCAGCCCTGAGATGATGCGGGATATGATGACCTTGGTAGATGCCGTTGTTTGCCAGGCTTGTGTGGAACCCAGGGTAGCTCCGGTCCCCACTGACGCCAAGGGTCAGCAACTGACGCCCGAGTATCGAGAGCAGAGCATACTGTATGTAGATGAAGTAGACATCGAGGACAAGATGTTCATCTTCAACTACTCAGTGGGAGGTACGGCAGACGTAGATTCTTTTCGTGAAGAATCTGCCACTGCTATGGACAACGTATCGTGAAGCTAAGCTCTGGTCAGTGCGACCTAGTGCTCTGCTGGCGATCAAGGATGAGTACACAGCATACTGCTTTGACCAGGCTTGCGGTCACTTCGGTATGAGTGTGGAAGCTGAAATGGATGCTGTGCAAGGCAAGAATGATACTGAGAGAAACCGCAAGAGATATCAAGTTCTAGCTCGACTACTGCAGTTGCCTGATAAGCAACGCTTCCGTCCTATGAAACCTCCGGGGAGGTGATTCCTAATGCCCGATTATAATCTGGGTACTGCTAGTGGTTTGATCGACATAGATACTTCCGGTATAGATGCTGCTGGTCGTAAACTGACTTCTGCTGGAAAGCAGATGATCGGGTTCGGAACAGTTCTCACGGGCGGGTTCGTAGCATCTGTTGGTGCTGCTGCTAACTTCGAGAAAGAGATCTCGACCATCGCTGCAGTCACTGCGGCTGGTGCAGACGAGATTGATACTCTGCGACAAGCGGCATTGGACCTGGGATCTAAGGGACCATTCGGTCCTACCGAAGTAGCCCAGGCCTTCGTGGAGTTGGCCAAGGCTGGCTTGACTGCGCAGGAGGTCATCGACGGTGCTGGCACTGCGACGATTAACCTTGCCAAGGCAGGCGATCTGCCCATTGCTAGAGCAGCAGAGATTGCTGCCAACGCTATGCGAACCTTCGGCATCGAGGCCAAGGATGTCAATGGGATTGTTGATACCCTAGCTGGAGCAGCTAACCAGTCCACACTCGATGTGGATGACTTGGCGACATCTCTGAGATACACTGGCGGTATTGCTGCGGGGTTGAATATCCCTCTCGATGATGTTGCTACAGCACTGGCTCTATTGGGCAATGCTGGTATTAAGGGATCGACCGGTGGTACTTCTCTACGGAAAATCCTCATCGACCTTTCTCCAACTTCGAAGGTGGCTCGAGGGGAACTTGAGAAGCTCGGCATCATCACTTCGGATGGTGCTAACAGGTTCTTCGACGCTCAAGGCAAGGCAAAAGATCTGAGTTCAATCTTCACAATCCTGCGTGATGCCACAAAGGGTTTGACGGACGAACAGAAGATCAATGCGGTTACTACAGTCTTCGGCGCTCGAGCATCTGCCTCGGCATTGATCCTGATGGAGCAGGCTGGTCAAGGCTTCGTCGACATGGACGCAGCTATTGCTAAGACTGACGCGGCAACAGTAGCTGCCACACGCTTGGACAACCTCAGTGGATCCATGCGTCGGTTGAAGGCAGCTGTAGAGGCATACCTAATCGACGCGGGTAGCCCTTTCCAGAAGCAACTTCAGACTCTTGTGGAGCATATCACGAGCCTAGTTAATGCCTTGGCTGCGGGAGATCATGCTTGGACTAGGTGGATCTTACTAGGGACTGCTCTAGTTGGTGTCCTGTTTATTCTCATGGGTGCCTTTGCCTTGTTCGTCGGCACCATCCTCAGGTTCATAACCTCAGTACGAGCAGTCCTATCCCTGGCAAGTCTCCTGGGTTCAGGTCTTGGAAGTCTGGCTACCTTCCTTACGACAACTTTGATCGGTGGGATTCTAGTTGTCATCTTGGCTCTCATAGCCTTGGGTGTAGCTCTGTACATTCTTTACAAGAAGAACGAGGCGTTTCATAAGTTTGTCGATGCAGCATGGCAAAAGACGCAGGCTATTTGGGACAAGGTCCTGCCAGTCTTGTACTCCATCGGTCAGGCATTTATCTGGGCCGGTAAGGCAGCTAAAGATGCCTGGGATGCAAGTTACCCCACACTGAAGAGGACAGCTGAGATTATCTGGATAATCATCCAGGCAACTTGGGAGTTCCTCAAAGCTGTCGCAGGTGCCCTAGTCAGGGCTGGTCAGATCACTGCAGATGTTGCTGTCCGTATCGGTCAAGCCGTCGTGAGCATCATCAACTTCTTCCGCGACCTGCCCGGGAATGTCGCAAGAGATCTTGGTATTGCCTATCGAGCTGTCGTCGGATTCTTTGCTAGCCTACCTGGGCTGGCTGTACAGGGGTTGGCTGCTCTGGGCCAGGCTTTCCTGGAGGGTCTGCAGAAACTGCCCTACATCGTCGGATTCATCATCGGGTTCATCATCGGTGCGTGGCTCAGATTCGAGATCTGGTATTACACCACGATCGTCAATCTCGGCATCAAAGCGGCCGGTTTGTTCTGGCAAGGGCTGCAGCTTCTCTGGGACTACTTCCTACAGGCTGTTGGTTGGCTGATCAGCCATGCCATTGACTTCGCCCAGGCCTTCCCTGGTGCACTGCTGAGCTTCCTCGACCTCATCGGACATCTGTTCATCGACGGAATGACTGCTCTGGTTACCTTCCTGATTGGCTGGATCGGGGACATGGTCACCCGGGCCTTCCACTTCAGCACTGACTTTGTTGGGGCAATTCTACAAGAGATTCCAAAGTTGCCCGGTCAGTTGTCGGGGGTCTTCCTCACCATTCTGAGCAACACCGGTCAGTTTGTTGTGGATATGATTGCTAAGGCAGCTGAACTCGGGCTCAAGTTCCTGCAGGTTATCTGGGATAACTTCAAGGAACTACCCTCGCAGATCATCAACGCCATCAAGTCTACTGCTGACATCGCCAGTTTCTTGGTTCAGACGGGCGAGGATATCATCCGAGGCTTGATCAACGGTATCAAGAATATGGCTGGACATGTCAAGGATGCGGTTGGCGATGTCGTCAAAGGTATCAAGGACGGATTCAAGTCTGGCTTTGGGTTGTTCTCTCCGTCCAAGGTTACCACCGACTACGGTAAGATGATCGGGCAAGGCCTGGTGAGAGGTATGCAAGGTGAGCGAGACAACATGATCAAGCTCATAGATACCATGGAGAAAGACATCAATGGTATTACGTCAGTCCAACGCAACTTGAACTCCACACTGGATGTCGGTAGCCTTCTGCCGGTGCAAAACTCTGGGACTCAGCCTGTCAATGTCCAGAGCGGCAACAAGATTGACATCACTGTCCACAATCCGTCTCAGCAAACTGCGGAAGATTCGATGTTCCTCACTGCTCAGAAGCTTCAATATCTAGGAGTACTCTAATGGCCCTCTTAGTCAATGAGGAGATGTGGTTCGTTGATGGGGCACCTCTTTCAACCTGGGCGTATAGTGTAGAGTCCATCGGGGGCCGTCAGGGAATCCCAGAAATGGCCGGTGATAATTACCAAGTCCCCTACCGAGCAGGTGAGGTGTGGCGATCTAAGATGCCGGCCGCTCGAACCCTGAGCCTGGGCATGTGGATACGATCCACTGATGTCAACGGTTTGACTTCGAAGACTGCTACTGGACGACGCGCTCAGTTCAATGAGAACTTTCGTTTCCTGAAGAACATCTTCTACAACCGTGACCGACTGCTAACAGTTACGAAGAACGTACGATTCTTCAATGGCGTCCAGGCATTTACCACACAGGCCGAGTGCATATCGACGCTAGAGCCTCAGATGACTGGCCCCAACTTTGGTAAGATGGTTGTCGACCTGAAGATGGTTGATCCTTACTGGACCACTGGATCTATAACTACTTCGATGCTGCCTACTCTAACTGGTGTTACGATAAATAACCCTGGAGATGATTCCACACACCGTATGACTATCCAGATGACCCTCATTAGCGGTGGAGGCGGAACTACTACCATAAAGAATATGTCTTTTAATCCACCGCTCGCATTAAATGTTACCACACCGGCAGTGGGTGCTCCCTGGACTATTGATGTTGAGAATTTCTTTCTCAGTCGTGCTGGCGATTTGACTACGAACTGGCAGAACAGTATCTCTAGGGCTGGACCCTCAGCATTCTGGTTCGAGTTTAAGAAGGGTGATAACCTGATCACGGTAGACAGCCGTTTCGGGCAGGGAAGCTTTAATAACCTTCAAACTGCCTTCACTTTCTATCCTCTCTATATTTAGGATTACCATGGAAGACCTTGGGTGGGAAATTCGTCTTTATATGAACACTTGGGCTAATACTACATGGGACCAGCAGGACATCCTGCCCGAGTATAAGAGTTTCAGTTTCACCAAGGTGGTCAATGACTCAGGGTCTGGCTCGATAACCTTCGACGCGAAGTCTCTCACCCCAGCTAACCTCGCTCTGTTGGATAGAGATGTCTTCTTCGCGTTCTGCAAGCCTGGCAAGTATGGTGTGGATGTCAACACGGCCCAGGGTACGGACATCTGCTTTGGGTTCGTACCTGAGAGTATTCAACATATCATCCAAGGACCGAATAGCCATCAGATCACAGTCTCTGGTCCTGGCTTGGGTGAGATTCTCAATCGCTCCATCATTCTGCCCTCGAGCTTCGGTCCTCTATCGGGTGGGCCAGAGGATCGACCCATCTTCTCAGGCACACCTATCGCTGTCTATGAGACTCTACGTCTAGAGGCTACGTTAAGGAATGCCTCAGCCATCCTGGTTCCCGCCTGGTTTACTTCTGGGGGGACCATCATAAACGTGGACAGTGCCAACGTATCTTGGGACCCGGCCACCTTTATGGGTGTTCAGTTCCAGGTCAGGGCGGGTACTGGACTCTTCGAACTTCTGAAGTGGGCACAATCCTTCGGTGGCTTCAACTTCATGGTTGATTTCACTGGCCGTAACCCAGTTAGTACCAACATGTTTGCCTATCAAACTTTCCGTAAGGATGTTAGTGGCAAAGTAGGGTTGCATCTCGGGCGCCATGTTCTTCAGGCTGACAAGGTCATCAGTCGAGAATCGACTATGAGTGATCTCTGGAGCAGTTTCAGTGTGGGCCCTGATTCTCGCGTCAGTGTATTCAATGGAGATGCTCAGTTTAGATATGGCAAACGAGAGTTCTACTGGACTGATGCTGGAGATTATAACTATCCCGATGCCCTATCTATTGCAACTAAGCTTGCCAATAGCAAGAGGGCAGCTGCTCAAACAACCGCATTACACATAGCTCCCAACGTAGACTTCAAGGCTTTCATTGACTACGACGTGTTCGATCAGATTGTCTACGACAACAGTGAGTTAGGTATTCGAGGTTTGTTTCAGGTTATGGGCATCGCAGTTACGGTCCAGGATCAAACTGAAACACAAGAAGTTCTCCTTGAGACTCCGATACAAACTTTCAACAAGCGAGTTTACGCGGAGTTTAATAGAGCACAACAGAGATTCAAATACAGTCTGAGGGCTGATCCATGAGCGATATTCAATGGTTAACTCGAGAAGATGTGGGATTGATCCTACCGAACCGGTGGTCAAACATCCGCCCATCAACGACTGAGATATACTTCCACCACTCAGGTACCGCTGACCCGAGCATGCCCAAGAGTGTGGAGGCTTCGAAGCAACAGTGGCGCAGTATCCAACGCGACCACTTAAGTCGATTGATCCTTGACAAGGATGGCAAGCCCACATACTGGGCAGATGGGACTGTGAGAAAATGGGCAGATATCGCTTACAACATCGGGCTCGGCTACCGCTGCGTTATGGATGGACGCGGTCTCGGTCCGCAAGGCGGAGGAACCGGATGGCCATGGGATCAATGGTCAATCTCCATATGCGTCCTGGGCAACACGACGATCGAGCAGATCACTCCGGACTTGGAGGAGACTGCGGTCTTTGCTCTGAAGGAGATCAGGAGGTACTTTGGGAACGACTTGGTCATCAAAGGCGACCGCGATGTGAACAACACAAACTGCCCCGGTGATAATGCCTACGCAGCAAAACAACGATGGTGGGATCTGTCTGGGTCCACACCTTCACCGCAAGTACCCACACCCACACCACCAGAAGAGGATGAAGACATGGGCGCACCGCTCTACAAAATAAGGTCAGATGATCCATACGAGGCCTGGCTCGTTCGCTGGGACAATGGCAAGCTTAGCCACTTGAGCCCCATCGAAAATGCCTCACCAACATACTCAGCTCTCCCGACCTATATCGAGGACAACCGGGAGGAATACAAACGACTCGTCGTCGAGTCTGGCACGACCTGGCGACCGACTAAGTAAAGGAGAATAATGCTATCACAACTGCTGGCTCAAGAGGGTCAGATGCAAGAACCATTCTTTGAACTGGATGCCACGGTAGCCATGTTCATCAGTGGTGTGATCATCCCCATCTTGGTGGGGCTAGTAACAAAGTTACATGCGTCGTCGGCGCTGAAGGCGATTCTCCATGCCTTCTTGTCTGCGGTTGCAGGGTTGATCATCACGGCTACTGCGCTAGATGGTGTTGCAGTCTTCAGTCGAGAGTCTTTGGTTCTCGCCTTCATGACTTGGATCACCGGTGTGGCGGCTTACTTCGGCTTCCTGGTACCCACACAGATATCGACGAAGGTCAACCTGGCTACAAAAGATGTCGGCATCGGCCCCTCCGCACCCGATACGACTCGAATTGAATGATCAGGAGTTCTGTCAGTCATTCCCTAAAGGTCCCTGACGAATCCGCACCCGTGATGATGCGTCATCACATACTGCAAATGATCCTCAGCCTGAGGAATTAATAGGAATAAAAGGAGAAGAAGAATGCCCAAGCCAACAGACCCGGGAAGTCAAGGTCGACCCGACCAAAGCCAACCGAATCCAGCTGGTCATGTGCGGGGCAGTCAACGCCCTGACGACATGACTGAGGAGCAGTGGGAAGAGGAGCGCAAACGAGTCAATCGGGAGCGCTTCGTCAGCAAGCACGGCCGCGAGCCGGGACCGGATGACGATGTCGAGGAACAACCTCCGACCGGTTGATAACACACGAAGAAAGGCCCCTGGGAAAGGAATCACAACCCAGGGGCCCTTCTTTGGTGTTCGAGGTGAGGGGTGACCGACTACCCCTCGTCTAGCTCGATCTATTCGTCGTCGAGTTCTTCCAGATCATCGGCGTCGTCATCGTCGTCATCTGGCTCAGCGACCTTGGTCTTGCCCTTGGCGGTGTTCTTGGCGTCAGCCTGAGCCTTCTTCGCATCCTTCTTGGCATTGCTTTGGACCTTCAGCTTGTCGAGTGCCTCCTTGCGGCTGGACTCGATCTCGCCCTCCTTGACGGCAGCCAGGATCGCCTGAACCTGAGGATCCTTGGTGCCCGTCCATGAGTAGCGTGCCCGATTGCCTGGGACGATCTCGCGTTCGACGCGACCCGATCCGTCTCGTGCCATCTTGCGGATGAGGGTGCGAACTTCACGCGGCTTGTAGCCCTTGCCGGTCTGGCGCTCGAGGAAGGCGCAGAGTTCCTGAATCCCGAAATCCGGGGAGTCAGCTCGCTTTGCCTTCTTCTTGGGGGTGTCGTCGATCTCTTCCCCAAGTTCCTCGAGTTCCACATCGTCGTCGAGTTCGTCCACTTCGTCGACTACCGGTGCAGCCTTGGGCCTTGACTTCGTCTTTGGTGCCATCAATACTTCCCTTTGAGTTTGCGGGGTGCCCCCGTGATTTACGATGTCATCATATATCGTCGTCGATCAGTTGTCAATCTGAGTGATCTTTTTTGTTCTCGTCGAATAAGAAGAACAAGGTGATTGATCCGGTCGATCCGGTCATATATAATGGGCATCATCAATCAAGGAGCACTCAAATGCCACGGAGAGGAACTCGAGAAGAAGTCGCTCAAAAGAAGCAAGACAAGAAACTCGAGGCACACGCCCTGAAATATGGGATGACTGAGAACGTCCAGCCGAAGTACAAACACTGCGACTTCTGCGGTCGGATGATCATGGTCAATAACTACGAGGATGGCAAATCCCGCACCCCCAAGTGGCGTAAGACTCAGATGATCATCTGCCCATGGTGCAATCCGACATCAGTAGTCTCAGGCACAGTCACGAATCCCACACAGTACAAGACGGTGATGAGCCGAGTGATCGTGGAGAAACTTGCTGAGATGAACTTCTGCTTCAAGACACACAGCCACCCATTCACTGACCCCCAAGAGGAATGCAAGTGTATCGGGTGTGGGGCCAGGAAGTTGATGGCTATCCAGGAGGACAGGGTGGGAATATGAGCCTCTTACTCTGGGTGTGGCTTGCGTTATTCGTGCTCCTTATGATAGGGGTAGTTATATTTGTCCTGGGTGTTATGATTGCTGCCATCATAGGGGTGGTAGTAGGATTCTGGAAGGCCGCAAGACACCGCCGATGATCTACAAATTTAAGACCAAGCCGTACAAGCATCAAGTTGCTGCACTCAGGAGGTTGCTGAAATTACAGTTTGGTGGCGCTCTCCTGATGGATCCGAGAACGGGTAAGACCAAGGTCTGCATCGACTTCGCCTCGATTCTATACCAAGCTGACAAACTCTCGAGGGTACTCGTTGTATGTCCAGTGTCGGTGATCGACGTCTGGATAGATGAGATCAAGATGCACTGCCCAGCCAAGTACCGTATAACTATTTGGGACAAAGAAGGAAGGAAGGCCGTTGCCTTACCTCGATATGGAACAGAGTATCTGGACTTTGTTATCATCAACTATGACGCCTTCTCCACTCCTGGTGAGATTATCGGGAAACTTCCCGACGGAAGCCCCAAACGATCCAAGAAAAACGGTGGTCGGTTTGACGTGGTCAGGAAGCTGAAGGCCTGGCAACCTAACCTGATCATTCTGGATGAGTCGCATCGTATCAAAAGTCCCAGCGCTAAGAAGACAATGGCCGTGCAACGACTGGGCAAGGTGGCTGAGTACAAAATCCTATCAACGGGCACGGCAGTCACGAAGAAGAAGAGGGTATTCGATCTGTACTCTCAGTGGAAGTTCATGAAGCCAGACTCACCCCTGATAGCAGAGCACACCTCGCTCAGCTTCAAGAAGAAGTATGGGGTGTGGATTGATAAGAATGGATATCCGCAGTGGTTAGGTGAGAGAAATCAGAAGACACTTCACCGCCTCGTGCACGCAGATTCGTTTGCCGTGACGAGGGACGAATGCTTCGACCTTCCTGCAAACTTCCCACCGCAAATTATCCACGTTCCTCTCGAGGAATCTCGCAAAGTTTACATCGACATGGCTGAGGAGATGATCGCCAAGATCAAGACGGGCGAGATCACCGAGGCAAGTATTAAACTCGTGCTGAACTTGCGCCTCTGCCAGATCACCTCCGGCATTGCACGAACTGCCCCGAGCGAGAAATATCCCAAGGGTCGGTTAGTTCGCATCGGACAAGAGAAACTAAGGATACTCGATGACCTCTTCGAAGACTGGTTCGAACAAGAAGAAAAGCTCGTTGTCTGTGCCCGATTCCGCGCAGACCTTGCAAGCATTAGCAAACTTGCGAGAGAGCATAAGGTCGTGCCTCAGCTTATCTACGGTGGTCAAAAGCGACGAGATCGCACCAAAAACATCGAGACCTTCCGCAATAGATCCGGACCTGCCGTCATGATTATGAATCCACAAGCCGGTGCGTTGGGTATTGACTTGCGGACTGCCTCGACTATGATCTGGTATTCATTGACAAGTTCCTACGTCGACTACACTCAGGCCAAGGATCGCATCGCCCTCTCAGGCAAGGCCAACCGCTTCGTCTATCTGCACTGCACAGGCACCTACGATGAGACGCAGTATGAAGTCCTCCAGGGTGACGACATGGCAGTCAAGGAGATCATGGCATCACCTGAGATCTTGCTTCGAGGGTTCAAATAGCCTAGTGCGAGAACGAGCAATTTGACGCGAGAACGAGTTATTGATAATATAACTATGTCAAAGGGGCAGAAGGGACAAAGATGATAGTTGTTGAAGGACCAGACGGTGCTGGTAAGACTCAGTTAGTCATGAGGCTGTGTCAGCAATTCCAGATGTCGGTGGAACCAAGGGTGGTCGATTCAAGCACGAACCCTATCGGAGGTGTCTCGCTCAAGCGATGGGTCGATGAGGATCTACTCGCTTGGCCTCGGGCTGCGATCTATGACCGGCATCGCATGATCTCTGAACCCATATACGCGCCAATAATGCGGGGAAGACTCGCAGATGGGTTCGAAGATTCGATCTGGTTCATCCGTCAGTTGGGTCATTTCTGGAAGGCTCGACCCCTGGTCATCTATTGCATGCCTCCAGTCGAGGAGGTAGTTCGCAATGTCCTTCGGTCGGATACCGACAACGAGGCAGTATGCAAGGCAATCTCCAGCATCTATTGGATGTACCATACGAACTACTGCCAGAATGCCGCACGAGCCAATGTGATAGTGTGGGATTACACGCAAGATGTCTACGAAGATTTCATCCACTACCTAACCTTCATGTTGAAAGAAGAGTTCAGCCGCTATGTCAACGTCGCCAACCGATATTTCCCAGATGTTAGAAAAGCAGCTCCAGCTCCAATTGAGAATAATCGGCGACCCCCGAGACTTAGAAGGGGCTGAGCTCATGGAGTACATTCGTACGAATGTGCTCGCCCTAGAGGACGAACTGCACGAGGCCCTACGAGAGTGTGGGTGGAAGCCTTGGGCAACCAGCAAACATCTCAATCGGGAAGCGTTCATGAAAGAGATGGTTGATGCCTGGCACTTCTTCATGAACATCATGCTGGGCATCTCTCCAGGCATGTCTCCCGAAGCATTGGCTGCTGAGTTTGCTGAGAAGTATTACGCGAAGAATCAAGTTAACCAAGACAGACAACGCACGGGCTATGATGGTGTGGCTAACAGATGCCGCAACTGTCATAAGGACCTAGATCAGGCGGGCGTCAGTTTATACAGCCCCCTATATGCGGGGTCATTCTGCGACAGAACTTGCGTAGGCGAGTACGGACGAAAGGTGAGAGAATATGGTGCGCAGGATAGTTGATGAGAAGTACATCGTCTTCAATCGAGAAGAGTTTGATTTCTGGCATCTAAAGTATCTATCAGACATTGACATATGTGAACCAGTTAGAGATGCGGTAGTCATTCGTAAGCAAGATGTGTTCGCACCTCCAGCTCTAGATGCTTATGCCAACGCTATTCTGGTGGTGGTTGAGGCTTTGAAAGTGACAGGCAGTGAACCGGGCTTGGTGCCTAGATTGCTGAAGATTTCTGATTACTTCCGTCTTCAAGCGGAAGACGCCTACGACATGCAAAGGAAGCTACCCGACTAATGCACGCATACCAATTCCGTACCATGACTGAGATGCACGACAAGCTCTGTAAGACTTTGGTGTTGAGCACCAAGCCTGAGCTGGATGTCATCACGTCAGCTGATGTTCAGATTCACAACGTCATAGCCGAGGCTAAGTCAATGGCTTGGGAGTTTGATCTGAAGTGGTTGTGGTTGACACAGTCTCGTTGGTCGATGATGGTGCGTCAATACATACCGCCAGGAGAGTTCATTGAGTGGATCGAGAAGATCACCAAGCACATCGGAACCAAGGGCCGAGGAATTGCTATGCTTCGTACAAGAAGCGTTGCGGCTCGGGGTGGAGTCAAGAAAGGAAATCAAGAGACGAGACGCTGGGGTAGCTGCATGCTGGCAATCTCATATAAGGCTTTGCCAGCTCCTCAGATCACTCTCTACTCGCGGACAAGTTACCTTGGATATCTATCTGGACTCGATCTGTCAGTCGCTTGGTGGTGTGGAAGATACGTCGCCAACGAGCTAGGTATACCAGTCGAGCGCATCAAGTTCGTGTGGATGATCGAAGCGCTGCAGTATCACAACTTCAAGTCTATGGCATTTCTGCTCAACAACCCTGACCCTGAAGTTCAAAAGACCTTCCGCACATACATGATGAAGTCCGACCGCAAACTGAAAGAACTAGAGCTGCTGGACTATGTGGCTGACCGCCCGGCACTACTGCTCACTCGTAAGTGGTTGAAGAAAATCATCCTGGCAGATCAGAAGGGTGAGTCTCTCGGAGACATGAGTTACAATACCTACCGGCGGATCCGACGTAGATACCACACCGAAGTGTTGGGGTACGAGAGGGCGCAAGAATTTGAGGGGTGGAGTGTCTACAAGACAGGCCCGAACAAGGGACAGAACAAAGAATTCTTCAAGGCATATCAACCCCTTCCTAGTGTCACCGTCGATACGCTGGATTTCTCAGTGATCAGTATCCCATTCGTTGAGGGCGGAACTTATGGGGCGACTCTCATAAAGCCCTCGGAAGATTCCTGGCTCGATGATGGAGACGATGAATGATGATGACGAGTCTACTTGAACATACCTTCCCAGGTATCTACGAACATCTGGTGAAGATCTTCAATAGTTATTGGACTCACCCCACGACATCACTACCGCAGCAGGTTCCAGTCACGACCTGGCATGCCAAGCCCACGGATATGCCCTCCATTGAACTGCCCTTCGTAAACTACGAGGTGCATATTCCACCGAGTTCAAGGGAATTGGCAGTAGCGACTCAGGCAAATATACCCTGGGCTGAAGATCATTTCCAGGAACGAATCTCTGGTATCCCACACAATCCCGCACCATCAGAGGCATGGTGGCCATACGCAGTGCAGAACAACTCCGCACACAAGACGGAAGAGGTATACTCCCACACATACCCTGAGAGGTACTGGCCAAAGCATGCGGGCAAGTGGTACTACAAAGAGATTGAGATGTATGGGTTTCCGCACCGAGGAATTCGATTCAACTATGGAGATCTCAATGATGTTATCTCTTTGTTGGTGAGGGATCCATTGACTAGGCAGGCGTATATGCCAGTGTTCTTTCCCGAGGATACTGGCGCAGTGCATGGTGAGAGGATCCCTTGCTCACTAGGATACCATTTCATGATCCGACAAGGCAAACTGTACTGCACCTACACGATGAGAAGCTGTGACTTCCTGAGGCACTGGGCTGACGACATGTATATGACGGGGCGGCTCATGCAGTTCGTAGCAGGGCACGCCGATGTTGGTGTGGGATCAATGATATGCCACATAAGTTCTCTACACATCTTCGAAGGAGATGCCTTCACAATGTCCAACCTACTGGCGGAGATAGACGATGACTATGAACCAACGGCCTTCTAGACCACTCACTCTCATGGAGGTAGCAGAACTATATGCTAAGAGGTCCACCTGTTCTCGAGCACACGTCGGGGTGGTAATTGCTCATGAGGGAAGAATACTTAGTACTGGCTATAATGGTAGCCCAGCTGGGATGCCTCATTGTAACCATAGTGATGATCCGCCAGATTACCCGGGATGCAGAACTGCGGTTCATGCGGAGGCAAACGCTATTGCTTTCGCTGCGAAACATGGCATACGTCTATCTGACGCTGAGTTATATACTACATTTAGCCCTTGTCTTCCTTGTGCTCAGTTGATCATCAACGCCGGAATCTGCACGGTGTATATCAGGAATGAATATCGAACCCGGGATGGGGAAGATTTACTCGAAGCAGCTAGTATTGATATAATCAGGGTGTGACGATGATCGAAGTGGATGACGCAGAGTACGAGAAGATGCGCCAAGACCTGAGCAATGCGCTGGGCGACGTGGAGAAGCTGAAGACTCAGCTAGAGGCTTGTGGATTAGCTGCTCAAGGGGTCTACAGTGAATTGCCCAGGACTGCCTACGGATGGTCTTCTGAGTTCGAGCGGGTCTGCAAACTACGACGACTGTACGAGGCATGGAATGCGAAACCCTGACTGCACATTGTGCAAGCTGCATCAGACCACTGATGTCGTGTGTCAGTGGGGCTTTGGGCCGAAGGGCGCGGACATCATGGTGGTGTCGAGGATGCCCAACTCAGGGAACTATCAGTCGATGATCGAGGATGAGCTGGTCAACGCAGGGTTGGACTTAGGGAGGGTGTACTTCACCGCTGCCGCTAAGTGCCGCACGTTCGACCAGGATATCAAGAATCCTCAGGTCAAGGCATGCCGCCCATATCTCGAGGAAGAGATAGCTAAGATCAAACCGAAGTGGATCCTGGCTTTTGGAAACGAGGCGCTCTATGCGCTCACAGGTCATTCGGGTATCACGAATTACCGAGGTCAGGTACTGGCCCAACAAACACATAACGTGGTCGCTACGGTGGCCCCTGGTTCAGTTAACCGTAACCCAGGCCAGAAGTCAGGATGGCAAGCTGATATCCAGTTCTTCGTATCTCAGGTTCTTGGGCGACCCGACGCTGTTCACATCCCAAAGATCTCTGTTGTTTACACTAAACCCCAACTCAGGTCGCTGCGAAAGTTACTTCGTCGTTGCCATACCATCTCCTATGATATTGAGACTACCGGAGATACCGAGTTTAGTGATGGAGCAGCTATCGTCTCTCTGGCAGGCACATGCATAACCCATGACGGTGTGGAGAAAGTATGGGCCCTGCCCCTGTACCACCCTGAATCGCCCTGGCGAAATTCCTGGGAGAAAGTTCTGAAGTATCTATCCATAGATCTCTGCGAGATAAAGAAGCAGATCGCACACAATGGGAAGTACGATGCTAAGTGGCTTAGGCGCTTCGGTGTTAATATTGGCGTCACTTTTGACACTCTCTTGGCGGCTCACCTTCTGGACGAAAACCGCGTTAAAGGACTTAAGCCATTGGCTCGCATCCTTCTTGGTGTACCAGGGTGGGCGATCAAAACTAAGAACCTGCTCAATACACCGCTACGTATTGTACTGCGGTATAACGCTTTGGACACTTACTATACTTACCATCTCTATAAGATCTTTCGTCAACAACTGATCGAGCAACCAAGGTTGCTGCGGTTGTTCAAGTTGATGATCATGCCAGCCAACGAAGATCTCATCGGGACTGAGATGTATGGGATCTGGATTGATCGGGAACGCCTCGACAATGCCATCAAGATCTCATTCGACATGCGGGATGCGATAGACCAGGAGTTGATGAAACATGTCCCAGAAGCCGGAAGTATGGGTTGGCCATCCAGTTCAAAAGGAAAACCAGTGGAGGTTAATTTCAATGCTTCTAACTTCCTGCGATGGTGGCTTTTCGGCTATCTGGGTTTTCCAATTACTGAGAGAGGAAAAGAAAAGTCTGACGGTAGCTTGGGTGATCCGAGTGTAAGAGAAGCAGTGATGATGGATCTCAAGGTCTCGCAGAAGAATCACAAGAACTACGAAGTAATCACTCTGCTCATGGAACGAGCGAAGTGGCAGAAGTATTGCTCTACATACGTAACCAGATACGACGCATTGAGGGATGAGAATGACCGCATACATACCACCTTTAAACTCTTCGGGACTGTCACGGGACGTCTCTCCTCTGGTAAGGAGGATGCTGAGAAGATCACTGGAGGAAAGACGAACCTTAGAGGAGTCAATCTTCAGCAGGTCCCACGGGACCCTTTCATCCGCGGACTCTTTGGCGCCCCTCCTGGTTTCACCTTTGTCGAGGCTGATTTCTCGCAGGTTGAACTACGAGTGGTCGCTTTTCTCAGCCGAGACAAAACGATGCTGGGCATCTACCAGAGGAATGAAGATATACATACTGCTACTGCATCATGGGTACTTGGCATACCGATGTCTAAAGTTACAAAGGAAGACCGTAAGAAAGCTAAGGCAGTTAACTTCGGATTCGTCTACGGTATGGGAGCTAAGAAATTCGTCACTACGGCCTTCGAGAAGTACGAGCTCGTCTTCTCCATCGGAGAGGCGACTGATATCCGACGTTCGTTTTTTGAAAGATTCCGAGGGCTTTACGGATGGCACAACCGTCAGCGACGAATAGTACAGCAATACGGTCGAGTCCAGTCGCCCATAGGACGTGTGAGGCATCTCCCTGATATCTATAGCAGTGATCAAGGGGTCATGGCTGAAGCTGAACGCCAAGCAATCAACTCACCTGTGCAATCTTTCGCCTCGGATATGAATCTCATCTCAATGATCCTGGTCAACCGTCAGTTTAAAGAGCAGGGGATTAAGGGGACATGCTTAGGACTAGTACATGATGCACTCAACTTCGAAATCCACAACGACCATGTTCCACTGGCTCTTCCAATCATCAAGGATACCATGGAAAACCTCCCGCTCAAGAAGTGGTTCGGTGTTGATCTTGATGTCCCTATCATCTCAGACCTCAAGATTGGAACCCATTGGGGAGACGCTCGAGAACTAAAGCCGGAGGAAGTATATGACTTCTCGTTCTGAACACAAAGATGAATCTCGAGAGGAGATGCTCGACTGGTTGAGGAAAGAGTTTGGTAAGGACACCGCTAGAATGGCTGAGAGATTCATCGACCGTCCACACGAACATCCTTACGAGATAGCAGCGAGGATTCATCGAGAGATTCGAGGAACTAAGAATCAACATGGATTTGCTCGCCCTAATCGGGAAGTGATATGATGAGTACTGTGAATACGCTTCCACTATATGTCGACGATGGCAAGGTCATCACCACACACAGCATGATCAAGACCTTCCGTCGATGCCCGAAGCAAGCGGACTACAAGTATGTCCAGAGATTGAAGCCCAAGATAGGATCTCTTCCCCTCGAGCGTGGAACTTGGATACATGCCTTGCTTGAGGCGATGTACTCTGGCTCCAGCTGGGAAGAGAAGCACGCAGCATTGACAGTCAAGTTCAACGATCTCTTCGACGAGGAGAAAGAAACACTAGGTGACTTGCCTCGTGAGTGCGACAGAATCATGAAGGCATATCTCTGGCACTACAAAGAGCACGATTGGAAAGTCCATGAGGTTGAGTTCATACTGGAAACGGAATTTCCTGACGGGTCCGTATATCGTGGAAAGATCGACCTCCTGGTGGAAGACCAGTACGGGTTATGGATTGTCGACCACAAGTCACACAAAGTCCTACCCAACATTGGGTTCCGCCTCCTCGACGCTCAATCTGCATTGTATATTTGGGCGGCATGGAAGAATAAGATTCCAGTTCAAGGTCACATCTGGAATTACATTCGTACGAAAGCACCCACGATCCCATACCTTCTTAAGTCTGGGCAAAGGATATCAACGAAGTCAGTCGATACGGACTATCTCACCTATGTCAACGCCCTCAAAAAGTACAAGCTCAACCTCGAAGACTACCGTCGTCAGATACTCAGACTGAAGCACATGCAGTATCGACATGGTGAACTGCAGACCTCGCCCTTCTTCCGACGCGATGTCCTCGAGAAGGACACTCGGATGATCAAGCAGGTGGTCCAAGAGGCATACCACACCCATCAACGAATGCACAACTATCCTTGGGATATCCCTCAGAAGATCGAACGAGTCCCTGATCGTAGCTGCGGCTTCGGATGCTCATACAACGACATCTGTACTGTCGAACTATTCACGGGGTCAGCGGATCATTTGAGAAGAAAGAAGTATACCCAAGGCGATCCTCTCGATTATTATTACGACCAGGACAGTGACGAAAGGAAGATTCCGACATGAAGATAGGTCGGTTGATTGACATGCTCTCAGACTACGACCCCGATGAAGACTACGTCATAGCTCTGGAGGACTGGGTCAATGACTTCGTGGTCAAAGAGATCAAGATAGATACTGATGGCCACACTGTAGTCCTTGAGCTAGATAAGGATGAGTACTAGTGGCGGAAAAGAACTACATCGAGATTGCCAAGAAGAGGGTCACGCGGCCTCGAGATGTGGATTCATTCCGCAAGATCCTGGTCTATGCCCGCAATAAGAAAGGCAAGACCACCTTCTCTCTGTCTGGCGGTGTGGAGAATACCTTGCTGCTCGATCCTGAGAATGGCACTGACACGATGAAGGCTAGGAATCCTTACCGCTGGCCCATCGACAAGTGGCAGGATATGCAAGATGCCTATGGCGCACTGCGCACGGGTAGACTCTGCCCTGCTGACGTAGGGGGTACATCTCATGACCCCTTCACCTATGTCTCAGTCGATGGGTTGACGAGAATGAACAACATGGCCCTGCGATTTGCCATGAAGGTTCGGGAGGAGAAAGATCTAGATGCTCAGCCGGGCATGGTACAGCTAAAGGACTACGGCAAATCCTCAGAACTGATGAAGCAGATGCTACACAACTTCCACACACTGAAGATGCACGTCATCTTTACTGCGCAGGAACGAGTTATAACTTCTGGATCATCGGATGATGCGGATGATGACGCGGATCAAACTGGCATATATTATGTACCTGATATGCAGGCAGCAGCACGAGGAACCACCAACTCACTGGTCGAAGTGATTGGTAGATTGTACACAGTAAAGGTCCCGATCAAAGGAGTAGAGAAGACCGAACGAAGACTATGGATCGGTATCCATGAGAAGTATGACACTGGCTTTCGATCTGATTTCCAGCTGCCAGACATGATCCGGCGACCGACAGTACCAAAGTTGATTAACCTAATGTTGACTGGAGAAACAGCTAATGGCTGAGTCAGTAACCAAAGCAGTAATGGACTTCACCAACGTCAAAGAGGGCGGCGGTCAGTTCAACAAACTACATCAGCGTGCGGGTGGCTATCCCGCAGTGGTGGTCAAGGTGCAGGACGCTCCTTCGAAGAAGGACGATGTGATGCAGTGGCTCTTCACCATCAAGGTGGGGGCGGGACAGTATCCGTACTACTGCAAGCACGTCGAGAACCAACTCTGGAAGGTTCGCAACATCTTCGTTGCCGCAGGCATCACCATCCCGAAGAAGAGGGTGAAGGTCGATCCCAACCTGGTAGTGGGTAAGAAGATTGGGGTCATCCTCGAAGACGATGAGTACGACGGCAAGGTTCAGTCGAACATCCAAGCCATTGTGCCCCTCGCTGAACTCGACGACATCGGTACCGATGGGGATGACGACGACGTCGACGACGAGGCTGACACCGAGGACGATGTCGAAGAAGAAGCTCCCGTTGCCAAAAAGGCAGCACCAAAGGCCAAGGCCAAGGCAGCACCCGTCGTGGAAGATGACGACGATGATGACCTCGAAGAGATCGAGATCGAGGAGCTCTAGGCCAAGATCGAGGGGTGGTTCGGATGAGGTAGGGGTATCCGACCACCCCTCAACCCCGGAGGCAACATGGCGCCACCAACCAAACCTAGAAAGCATGGCACGATCTCTTCGTATGCGGGCAGCACTGTCAAGGACCCCTGCCACTGCGACAAATGCCGTGAGGCATGGAGAGTTTACATAACCCACTACAGACATGGGGTGAGAAGGAATGGAGATAAGAAGGTGCATCCAATGTTGGAGGAGTGATCGACACGACGACAACTGCGCACAGTTGCCTACGATCCTGCCAGGATATCCACTACCATCACACGCATGGGAGAAGTTGAATGGCCCAGCCAGAATCCCGTCTGAGTAGGAGAATCATGAACGCCCTCCGCCTGGAGGGTGCTTTCGTGTTCAAGGTGTGGGGCTCAGCGCACATGATGGTGGGGCTGCCGGACCTGATAGGGTGCTACGCTGGCAGGTTCTTTGCCTTCGAGACCAAGATGCCCGACAAACGTAAAAACACATCAGTCAAGCAGGACTATGTAATAGATCTCATCAGGCGTGCTGGGGGTATCGCACAGGTAGTCTCATCGCCTGAGGAAGCGTTAAATATCCTTAGGGCACTGGAAAAACGATCATGAGTGATCATATCAATGAGGGTATTCCGTCATCCCAGGGAAGCATAGGGAATGACTCAAATCGCTTCAAGTTGATCAATCGAAGTGATCAATATGAGGAGATCAAACCAAGAAGAACCAAAGTATCCAAAGCGTTGCCAGAAATGATCAAGTTCTGATATGATGATGCTATTGATGATGACTGAGATGATGAGGGGAGGTGAATATGGATGATGTATTTACAGTCGCAGGGTTGATTGCGGAGCTCGAGTGTCTGCCCCCAGATGCTCCAGTACTGATCACCATTGTCAAGTATCCGCAGGATAGTATGCGGCGTGACCTTGAGCAGTGGGGAATTGATTGGGATGAAGGGGATGATGTCGAAGTGGTACCTCTCGAGCAACTATATATGAAGGCTGGCTTGGTGCATCTTTGCACTGAGTTGACCGATTACTCAGAGGAGCGCAGAGAATACTTGGACCTCTAGCAAATTGACTTGGTTGATTAGTTCTGATACAATAGAATTAATCAATCAAATGAAGGGAAGAAAATGACAACCACAAAGGAACGCGACTGGATCATTCTCTGCGATGAGATCGACGATGGAACCTACGATGAGGGGCTCAACGAGATCGTGAAGACGATCAACATGAGACGCGAGGTCGTGATCCGACGCAAGGCACGCCGCCTGGCAGTCAATCTCGAGGCGATGGACAAGGTCATCCTGACGAACGGCATCAAGCCGAAGTACCTCGACGGGATCACCGGACACATCGTCAAGTTGCAGGGCGATTCCGCCATCGTCATGGTCGACGAGCTCCCCTCTGCGCACGCAGGGCGCCCCTCCAAGGGCAAGCAAAGCCGAAAGTATGTCATCCCTCTCGTTCACATCGAGAAGTTGGATGAGGACACCGGCTCGCTCAAGGATCTCGACGACGACGACTTCATCGAGGACGATGATGACGACGACACGGGGGATGATGAGTGACCCTCAGCACGGATGACATCATCCGAACCCCGAGAAAAAAAAGCTAGGTGAGCTATGCCATTTCGCTCAGCGAAGCAAAGGCGGTTTATGTTTGCCCGCCACCCAAAGATAGCCCGCAGATGGGTTAAGAAATACGGAGCTCGAATCTACCCAAAGAAGAAGAAAAAATGACCGAACGTAAATACCCTTGCCGCGTTGATGCGGTAACTGATGGAGATACCTTGCTCGCCACCATCGACGCTGGGTTTCGTGTCCATGTACAGTCCAAGGTAAGATTGCTGGGTATAGATTGCCCAGAATTATCTACGCCTGAGGGCAAGCTGGCTCGAGACTTCGTCGTGAACTGGGTGCTGAAAGCGACTGCTACTCTGGCTGATTGGCCCTTCCAGTTGCTGTGTACAGGTTATGACAAGAGGGATAAGTACGGTCGATGGCTGGGTGACTTCTACTTAGAATCAGGAAAGTCCCTGGTCAAAGATTTGCTAGAAGCTGGGCACGTCAAAGCCAAGTGAATTCTTTTCGGGAATGGTGCCAAGCGGCCACTACTCAACGGAGGATACATGGATGGGCGACGATTGTGTGGCTAGTGATCGTGATACCTGGGGTGCTATGGTGGAAGTATTCCATACCATTCCTGGTGTTCGTATCAATCTACGCCAACGTCGCAGGCCATTGGTCAAGCTGGCAAGCGGTGAAGGTCGAGGTGAAGCAAGAAGAGGCTGAACAGGAGATGAAAGATGAAGAGCGGGATACTTAAGATGCCCTGCCCATGGTGTGACATGAGGCGGTTACTCATAGGTCCTTTTTATGACCGGCGAAAGATAACCTGCCTTGAGTGTGGGGCTAGATTTAGGCTCAAGCCTAAGAGGTAGTAATGAACATCACCCTACGCAAACTACTACAGGACCCTCTCTACAAGAAGTGGTTCGCCAAGATTCCCCAGGAAACTTCGGTGGGTACTTTCCCCTGGCGGGTGTGGGTGCTGACCAAGAAGGGTTGGACCAAACCTAAGCATGACTTCAAGACATACCGTGAGGCATACAACTGGATCGTGCCGAGGATCAACGACTACCAGGACCTGGTGCTCTACAGCAAAGGCCATGAGTTCAAGCCACCCATCATCAAGTACCGTGGGAAGCGCTACTACTGGCCCACACCACCGGGGTACAATTGGTGTGGCTATTGCCGGCGGCCAACCGCATTCAGTATGTTCTCTCACCACCATGCGCTGACGCACATCGCTGATCCCATGGCATTTCGCTGCACCATATGCGGTGCACGTAAGAAGTTCCAGAAGCAGTTCGAGTCGAACCTCCCGGCCAGTTACTACGATCGGGAGCTGGCGCCTAAGGGAACCCCTGGAGGTACTAGCAAGTGACCTCGGAAACGGAAAGGTGACTAGAAGTGACTTTAGAATGCCCACATGGCCTAGGAAACCCAGCCTCCTGCGGAGACTGCATGCTGGATGGTTATGTTCCTCCGGTGCAACCTCATAGGAAGTACCTGGTAAAATATCTGGTGAGGGCTCAGTACGAAGGGCGCTGTCGTAAGTGCAGCGGAGCCATTGACGTTGGTGACTCCATCGGATACGCTTGGGAGGACGATCTAATCGAGATCGGTTGGTGCTGTACCAACTGCTGTGAGATGAGGAAACTTGAGATATGACTCCTGCTAAGGTTCATCGGTTTGCGAAGATCAGTCCATGCCTGCGGTACCGCTATGCCCTCGGGAGACTGTGGGACCTTAGCAAACCAGTCAATCTGACGTGGTGCATGCTCAACCCAAGCAGAGCAGATGGGACCAAGGACGATCCCACTATCCGCCGGTGTACTGAGTACAGTAGGGACTGGGGTTACGGTGGTTTCCTCGTGGTCAACCTCTTCGCTCACCGTAGTCCAGATCCCAAGGATCTCCTGAGGGTGGTAGACCCAGTGGGACCGGACAACGACCTCGTGTTTCGTGAGTGCATGACCACCCATCACTCAGTCGTGGCAGCATGGGGATCGAACGCAGAGCGCCTAGGGAATCTGGCCGATAAGCAGATAGATAAGGTGCGCACGCTAGCTGGGAATCGTCTGTGGATCTTTGGGATGACACAGGGAGGCAATCCCCTGCACCCCCTTTACCTTGCTCGAAATCGTCCATTAGAAAGATGGGAACCAGATGCCATCCGAAACTGATTACGCATGGCTTGCCGGATTCATAGATGGAGAAGGTTGTTTCCGGTGGGCTAAGGGGGGACGAGGAGTAGGTTCAATTCGTCTTACTGTTGGTCAGAAACATCGAGAAGTCCTTGACAAGATAGCCCGTATTGCTGAGTGCGGTCATGTCAACGGTCCGTATATCTCGGGTAATAAGTATATGTGGTCTATCTCTGCCGCTCAGTTAAGAAATCTTATGCCCAAGATCTGGCCCTACTTAGGTATAGTTAAGAAGCGCCAGTATAACAACGCTACTCTGGACCTACGAGTTGCGCGTGATCGACGCCTCGAGCGATGGCCCCGATGGTCCGCGGGGACAAGTAGTGGTTGACAGGGTTGACGAGATCTTATATGATGATCATATCAAATCAGGGGAAACCCCCCACGAACAAAGGAATCAGGGTCATGGCAAAGGGCAAGAAGGTACAGGAAGTTCCCGACGACGAGATCGACGACCTCGACGAGGTCGAAGTCGAGGCCGAGGTGATGGAGACGCTCTCCGCCAAGGCGGTGGCCACGATGTTCGGGACTGACGGGCGCACCTTCCGCAAGTTCCTCCGCTCGATCAAGGGTCGGGTGGGACAGGGCAATCGCTGGGCGATCGACGCTTCGGAGATCGACGAACTCCGCAAGGGATTCGAGGCTTTCAACAAGCCGAAGCCCGCAGAGGTGAAGGTGCTCCTCGCACCCGCAGATGCCGAGGTCGATGACTTCGAAGATCTGCTCGACGACGAGGCACTCGAGGTCGACGAACTCGACGAGATCGAGATCGGGTAAGGTTTCTCAGGGGGAGGTCCCTGAGGAAAGGACGGAGGGTAGGGGTTTTCACCATTTCCCCTGCCCTCCCTCCGTGTTATGAAAGGAATCAGTGGAGATGAATAGGCTCAAGCAAATCCTCGACGGTATGATCGAAGACCTGGAGGCCGCGCCCGGCAATGCTGGTGTGTCATACTTGGTTGCCGATAGAATGAGGAGGTATCGAAAAGAACTTGAGGGAAGCGGTCATTTGACCGACAGTAATGAGCCTGATAAAATGACATGAGAAGACCGACAAGGGAGCATGATGGGAAATCATGACGAAATGCTCAATGTAATCTCGCGTGCGTGGGGGAGGCAAATTGGGTATTGTTTCTTTCCGTATATCTCAGGCACTGCAGTCGATAAGACCGAACGAATCCAGAGTTACAAGGAGGGCAAAGCATTCAAGTGGCCGAAGGATAGACCAGAGATACTCAAACATATGGCTGCACATGTGGATGACGATCTTTACTGGTGCCCTTCCCTCTTCGAAGTACCCCGACGACGCCTGGAGCATGCTATGGATGAGCACGCTTTATGGGCTGACCTAGATGGGGTAAAGCCCAAGGACATCAAGGATTATCCACCGACTATCGCATGGGAAACATCGCCGGGAAGATACCAGGCGCTGTGGATTGTATCGGGGGATATCCAGGGCGCATCATGGCCAGGTCGTGAGAACCAGTGCATGACCTACTATCTCGAGGCTGACCTCGGCGGGTGGGATACCACACAGTTACTGAGAATCCCTGGGTGGCGTAATCACAAGCCCGAATACGTCCAGCAATATGGCGAGGCACCGCAAGGCAAACTGCTCTGGGCAGCAGGCAGAACATACCTGCCAGATGACTTCAATGAGTTGCCCGACGTGCCAGCAGTCACTGTAGTCTCAGACATCATCGAACAAGAGGTCGAGCGAGTAGATCGCCATGAGTTGTGGAAGAAGAAGGTAAGGCTCGGTGTTTCCAAACGAGCTCGTGACTTTCTCAAAGCCCCCGATACTTCGGGTGATCGCAGCGAGGTTCTCTGGGAAGTTGAACGTGAACTGGCTGATGCCAAGTGTTCCTTCGCTGAGATCATTGCGCTGGTCAAACATTCAGTGTGGAATAAATATGCCGGCAGGGCTGATGAGTTCAAACGACTGAGTACTGAGACTGCCAAGGCATTAGCTGAGCGTAGTGAAGATGTCTTACGTCAGGTAGATAAGTATGACGAGGATGAGGAGACTCGCCTTCAGAAGCCCACACCATTGCTGGACTTGATGAGAAATATCAAACCCCCCAGGTGGTTGGTCGAGGATATCCTGACTCAAGGGGCTGTGGGGTTTATTGCTGGCGAGCCAAAGTCTTATAAGAGTTTCTGTTCTCTAGACCTTGCGATCTCAGTCGCAACTGGAGTGCCCTTCCTCGATCACTTCAAGGTCATAGACCCCGGCCGAGTACTCTGGATGCAGGAAGAAGATCCTCTACCTCTGGTAAAGGTTCGCCTGGATAAGATCTTTCCCTCGAAGATGCTGGACAAGGTAGTCTCTGACGAGGGTGTGGTATTTTGGGAGCCTGCTCAGGAAATGCCCAAAGATCTGGCGGTGGATGCGTTCATCGGGAAGCACTTCACCATCAGCGATGGGGCCTGGCAGTATTGGTTAGATGAAGTTCTCGAGGAGGGTCAGTATAAACTCTGCATTCTCGATCCTCTGATGATGATGGCGGGAGATGTCGAGGAGACTCGGGCACAACAGATGACCGAGAAGATCTTCAAGCCTCTCAAACAGCTCGCTCGCAAACATCGCTCAGCTCTCATGCTAGTTCACCACCTGAGAAAGAATGACCCTCGGTTCCCTCAACGAGGCGGGCAGATGATGCTGGGCTCGATGGCGAATCATGCATGGGCTGAGGATAGTTTATATCTCAAGCGAGGCAAGCGAGGGGAACTCTATGTCGAGCAGGAATCCAAGAGCAGCACCTCGAGAGGATTCCGCATCACGAACCTCAACAATGCGGTGTGGCAACCGCAGGTAGTTCTACCTCCAGCTGAGAAACCACCCAAAGAACCACGAATTCGCCAAGCCAAGGAGAAAGGTCCTAAGCGAGAAGGCAAAGCCATTGTTGCCCTGAGAGAACTGGGTCCTGGTCTGCATACACTGAAGGAATTAGCTGATGCAGCTAGGATAACTCAAGGCGGAGTCTATAACCAGTTGGCACGAGCAGAAATCAACGGAACAGTTCAGAGAGTAGGTACTCAATGGCAGCTGAAGTACAACAAATCCGAGACCGCGTGATCGAACTGAAAGGAATCGTACAACAACTTGAACCCTTAATGTCCAGGAATCTGATTCTCAGGGCCCTCGACGCCGTCAATGAATCTCTAGTAAAGTATGAAAGGGAATCTGTAGAACCGACATTCGAATATCCACCTCACCCCACACCAACATGCATTCTGCATGGCAAACCGATCACTTGGGAAGATCCTGAGTGTGAGATCTGCAAGGCGCTCAAGGAGGGCAATTACGATGGCAAAATTGGTGCTCACGACAACTTTCGTAACGATTCTAGTGGGGGCAGGACTTCCTGAGACTCAGGCAAATCCTACACCTTTACCATCCATAGGCGACGCAATTTTTTCGCCAGCCTATAGAGTCTCGGGGACATACGTCGACCTTGCGTTGATTGACCTATTACCTGAGATACCGCAATATATACCACCTCCATCGCCAGAACCTGCGAAATTGGTCGAGGTTCCGGAAAAGGAGGAACCCACCCCCTACGTCCCACCAAGGAAGGTATATGGATATCCATCTGAATCTCAGTGGTATCGCCTTAGGATCTGCGAATCCACTGACAACTTACGCGCGGTTTCACCACAAGGATGGTATCGAGGGCTCTATCAGTTTGACATACGAACCTGGGAAGGCGTTGGAGGCTCAGGAGATCCTATCGACGCTTCAAGAGAAGAGCAAGATTACCGTGCTCAGCTACTTTACGCAGCCCGTGGTGCATCCCCTTGGCCGGTCTGCGGACGCTACTTACTCAACTGAGGAGGATAAATGACCGACATTTCCCAATACTCCAAAGAACTCATCGTCTATGGCAACCGAATAACGGAAATAGGCCATGGCATTGCGGTAGGACCTCCGCCTGAGCCCATACCAGTACCTCCTGACCCGATACCCGTCCCTCCCGCCAAGGGTAGGGCGAAGTTCGGGTGGACATGGGCCACACCCCGAACGGCTACGAGCTGGGGTAACCCACTCACAGCAGCCGAGGCTACTGCGGTGCAGGGCGCTGCTCGGTCGTACGCTAGCCATGTCCTCGGGTGGGGACCGGATGAGTCGCTTGCTTCGCTACGGTCTTACTGGGACTGGCGCAAACCTGACCTCATGCTCCTCGCCAAAGCTCCTCAGTTCGCCAAGATACCCGACGGCAACCCGTCTAAGGGGGACCCATACGACGAGTGGGGTCCCTCACCTTCGGCATGGCCTCAGCTCTATGACCTCTGGGCCACCTACGTCAAGGAGTTCAAGCCCAAGCGAGTTATCCCCTGGTCAGAGTGCCGGGGCTCTGCACCCTGGGGGTTCTGGGACAACCGACCTCAGACAGAGGGAGGCAACCGATGGGCTGTCGATCACTACTGCAACTTCTGGAACACAGGCGAAGCCAAACTGCGGGCGGCATCACCAGGAGTACTGCTGGGCGGTCCCTACGTCGGTATGAGCAGCTGGGGCGTGACCGCCAATGGCACGAAGGGCACGCTCGACAATCGCGACCTCGCAATGATCTCAGGCTTCATGGATCAGTGCAAGTATGACTTCATAGCAGTCGATGGAGGCATTGATCTGCGACCTGGTTACAATCTGCCCGGTGGGACCCCAGAGCAACATGTCGAGAAGATGCTCGATGTATACCGCTGGGTTCGAGCAAAGACTGACAAGCCCTTCGTGTGGGTGGAGACCTATATGTCAGGGCTCGTCGGTACGACAGTCGTCAAGGAACATGCCCGGGCATGGCCCTACCTCCTCGACGAAGCGGATAAAATCGGCGGTGACTCGACATGGTATGCCTGGGGTGCCCAGCGTGACATGCCGGATATCGCCACACTCAACAACCTCGCAACTAGATAGAAAGGCTAACAATGACAGACAATTACTCTGCGGAGCTCATCTTGATGGGCAACCGCATAGTCGAAATCGGGAGGGCCATAGCGGTGACTCCGCCAGACCCAGGGCCCGGGCCAGGACCTGACCCAATACCACCGCCAGTGGGTGGGGAATTCTCCATGGTTGCCACTGCTGACAAGTTGACCTTGTCGAATGGGGTCAGCATGGTTCTCGAGGGCGATCACATCGCATCCTGGGGACATCCCAATGAGACTGTCTCGCTCAAGATCGTCGCTGATCGGGCGCTGACACTCCAGGTAGCTCTGGACTACACTCTGGCTGCGGAGTCGCAGGCAACGGGGTCCACACGAAACGTGAGGGTGGGTACTCAGAACAAGCAGCTCACCCTGGCGATCACCCAGGATCTCTGGACTGAGCGCAATCGTGAGTGGACATCCAGAGTCACATTCAGTGTTCCCAAGGGCGAGTCAGTCGTCTCCATCATCAACGACACCACCGCGGCATGGAGCAACTGGGCGGATCTCTTCGCCGTGGGGCTCACATCTTCGGATGGCACCTTTTCAGTTGTCGGCATAAACGTCGACCCTGGGCCATCCCCCATACCCATCCCAGACCCTGGGCCAATACCCCCACCGGTGCAGGGCGACTATGACGTAGTCGTCGGACGCGATGGCACGCTGCAACAACTGGTCGATCGGCCAGAGGCTCTGCAGCACGCCTGGAAAATCGGGGTACCCTCAGGTGCATGGCAGGGGCTGTACATGCTGAATAAGCTCTTCAAGGGGCTGTATATCTTCCTCGAAGATGGGGCTCGTCTCACCGGCGACTCTGGCATCGAGGGCTACGGCTCAATAGAGAACTTCAGGTTGTCCTGCAATCCACGCAGGGCTTTCGTCGAGCCAGTGGGTAATAAGGTAGTTGGAGAGGGCATCTTCTTCGACTCGACCCGCAATGACAAGACGGGGACCCGTGGTGACCCATCAGGTGGGGCTATCACCATCGAGAATGTGGTGGTGCAGCCTCGACCCGGTACCGGGAACATTCAGCGCAATGGCATCGGTATCTGGGGCATGGACAAAGTGACTGTCATTGGTGTGGAAGTTCACCACGCTGCTGGCAATGCGGCATTCGGCTACGGCTCTGCTGGTTCTCTGATCTCTATCGGGCATGCTCGACGAAACACCAGAGTGCAAGGGCAATACGCTTGCTTGCTGCGAGGCAACTTGCTTCACCACGCTGAGATCACCGCTGATGGCGACTCCGCTGACCGCAATGGCATCATTCTGGATCTCTTCCATGCTGATGGCGGCGGTATCTACGGGGATCGTGTGCAGGGTCCAATCCTCATCGAGGACAACCTCATCAACGATGTTGCCGGCCGTGGAATCCAAATCCTGAGAGCTGGGCAGCCTGACAGTCCGGTTCTTGTGCAGAAGAACCGGGTATCTGGGCGCTATGCCTACGGCCTGGGCAACGACCCCAACGAGGGCAATCCGAAGTCGGCTATTGCAGGCTACGGCGGAGGCCAGTGTTCCTCAGTCACGGTCAAGGACAACGAGGTAAACACCTCCCAAGGTGCCGGCAAGCCGGCTTACCAATTCGAGTCCTTCGACGGTGGTGACGGCTCTGGTGTGAAGGGTACCGGTAACAAGGGTACGCCAGCGAACTTCTACAACTCGCCGACAAACAGCCCGCCTTCGGGGTTCACAAGCTAGGCAAGCTCCTAAATCTTCCCTGGGATGAAGGACCAATCGAGTGATCGAATTATCGCACTTGAGGGGTACCATCATCCTGGGGAAGTTTTGGGATATCTCTCAAAGTCTTGTAGGTATGACGATCAGGTGCACGAATCATGATTGGTTCCGCTAAGTGATTGACACTGGTTGACGGGGATGATATGATTCTAATATCAAATCAAGGGAAAGGGAAAAAATGGGATATCGACACCCTGATCCTGAAATCCAGGATGATGAGGCGAAATGGGGGTGCACGATCTACTGCACAATCCCCCATTGCTGCACTCGAGCTGTACAATACGTCCGCGACGAAGCTCGTTGTGATGACCATATCATGGATGAAAGGGATTTCCGATAATGCCGCTGATCCTTTGCCCTCGATGCCCGAACTGCCGGGAGCAGTCCAAGCTCGAGATGACCGATGAGGAAGTTGCTGCGATGAACGCAGGGCAACTCATTCAAATCGCCCTCGAGCACTGGCCCGCCGAACAACGGGAGATGCTGATCACCGGAATCCACCCGAAATGCTGGGAAGAGATGATGGCTGAGGATGACGACGATACTCCTCTCGATGGAAGGATGGATCTGCTATGAGCTCAAAGAACTGGGATATCCTCGAGAACATCCACCGAGGGCAGGCTTGCGATGCCTGCGGTGCTGACTGGAAGCCAGTCGAAGGCCATAGCTACCGAGAACTCATCCACAAACCCCGATGCTCATTCTGGGCATGGATGAAGAAAGAAAGGACACAGTGATGGAAGGATCAATGCAGGGCTACCATCTCAAGCAGATGGAGTATCATCGCCGTGAGCTCGAGAAGCTGATGGCTTTCGGGGAGGATGACTTCGACGACGGCACGATCCTCTACTTCGAGAAGACTTTCACGCCGAGGCGGAACCCCAGGAAGTACAAATATTGTGCCATGAAGTCGGCAGGGCAATGGTACACCTGCGGTCCTCGATCCCCCGGGCCTTACACATGGGATCAGCTCGTGAGCTTCATGAGCGATGGGGTCGAACAGGTCTACATCACAGTCAATCCAGAATTCATGACGCTCGACGAATACCGAAAGGAGATGGAAGAATGAGTGACTACTACAAACAAATGGCTGAAACTAAATGTTCGCCAAGTGTTCCGCATAGACACATCATATACTTCTTTTCTGACGGAAAACTCTGGCAGGCTGCGAGCTACAAGTTTCACTATGAGGGTGGCATTATTGCTGCCCCCGTAGCCGAGGGTTTTCTCGACCAACCTAATCCCACCTATGAAGTAAGGTGTCTTCTGGGTGAGGCAGACCCCATAGTTAAAATAAGAGCGAGGTATCAATGAAGACCAAGGTAGTTATAGAATATGAGAGAACATGCCGCCGAGATAACACCGTATGGTATGTTCCTCAGGAGTTCCACGATAAGCCCAAAGACGCCATCATGATGAGCCGGGGAGGGGAAACCGCAGCTCGGAAAGGAGCTCTCACGGTGGCGTGGATAGAGGCAAGGCGATGCCCTATCTGCGGGTCTATCTCGTTCGACGAGCGGGAAGTTAAGGAGGCCTCATGACCCTGGATGAAATAGCTGAGGCTCAGAGGCAAATCAGGGCACTCCAGCCCTGCCCATTCTGCGGCTGGGTCAAGCCCGACACTGACACCCAGATGATGCACGACCCCAACTGTCCCCTACCCAACGAGCTCGTAAGGCTCGACATCCTGGAGATCGACTAATGCTAGAGACACCGCCATGGTGGATCAAGACTCTCATAGTTATCGCCATCGTGCTGGCCCTATTCTGGGCCGGTATGAAGACAGAATCAGCCGAACACTATCCAACACAGGAGAAAGTATATGTCAACAGTAGGTAAGACCATCAAGCTGAGCATCGAAGAACATGGACTCGGCCGGCGTCATGCCCCCGACGAACGGGATCAGGCTTATATGCTGGCCCCGCCCAAGCGCACCGAGCGGACCCACCGCAGCTGGTACGACAACGGCTGGTGGGGCGATCAGGGGGCCACACCAATGTGCGTCGGTTACGCGTGGGCTCATTACATCGAGGACAGCCCAGTCACCCACCCAAAGGCTGGCGCTCAGGTACAGCCTGAATTTCTCTACCACGCCGCGCAGCTGGTCGACGAATGGCCGGGCACAGATTACGAAGGGACCTCAGTAAGGGCCGGGGCCAAAGCGCTGCAAAAAATGGGCATCATCGGTGAATACCTATGGGCTCCTGATATGGCAGCTATAGCAAAAACGGTCCTCGAGCAGGGCCCCGTCATCATGGGCACCGACTGGTATAATTCAATGTTCGAGCCCGACAGCAAGGGCAGGCTGTCACTTGATACCTCCTCAGGAATCGCCGGGGGCCACGCCTACGTGGTCAATGGCTACAACGTGTGGACCAATCTCTTCAGGATCAAAAACTCATGGTCAAGGTCCTGGGGCATCAAGGGACACGCCCTCATACACGCCGATGACCTGGGGCGCTTACTTGCCGCTGACGGTGAGGCATGTATGACCAAGGAAATAGAAATCGTCAAATAGGCAGGCCACCTGCCAGAAACGACCACCTAACGCTGCCTAATAGTCAGGAGGCCTTCCCGCCGACCCCTACTAAATTCTACTGTCCTTGACAAAACTGCCGGCCTATGCAATATGGTAAAATAAGGTGAGATATAGAAAATAGTGCACATAAATGCGCCTTTATAAGGGCGCATATGTGACTCTTTATTCTATAACTTACCTATTGCAACTATCCATTCTAAATACCACGAGGAAAAACCAGCATGCCCAAAGACAAAAGGGACAAAGCCAAAGAGGATATGAGAATTCAGATTCTCAAGGAGTTGTCAGCTTCGGGCATGTTACCCCAGAACCGCATAAGTTTGGAGGTATTATACCTATTGCCACAGGACTTCATCGAACAATACACGACTCTCTTCTTTGAGGCCTTGCGTGAAGATGCGAAGGGCACCGACCTAGAGGCTCGGGCTGGGGAAATGACGCAGACAACACGAAGTGGTGCTGAGAAGGTAAAGGTAAGAGTGAGTGATAGGCGTGCCGGGGAAGGGGCGGTAGCTCGAGGTGCTCAGGGAGAGGGCACCAAACGCTACCGCAATGCTTGGGTGATTCGGAATGAGAAGGCTCTGAAGTTGAAGGGGGATATCGACCGAAAGCTCAGGGATGTCACCGAGGATATTATCGAAGGCTTGAAGCCGGACAGTAGACTAGCTGGGACCGGACGTCGCTGCAAAGGGGCAGGGTGTGGACGCTTCCTAAAGAACGAATGGAGGTATTGCCCTAGTTGCGGGGAATCAACTTCGAGGAATTGAAAGGTACTTTCGAGGACCTAGGATATTGACAGGTGGTTGGGGATTTGATATGATGGGGTTATCAAATAAAGGGAAAAGGGAGTGACCGATGGGAATACCTAAGGCTAAGGCCTACGATCCAGCTAAGGCTCGGGTAGAGGCCACACGACGAATGGTGGGGAATTTCGATGAGTGGCCGAGATGGCCTGTTCTCCCCATGAAAAAGGAAGTTTACACGGGTCGTGATAACGAGGATCTCGGGGTCATGGTCGAAGAAGACTCTGACACCTACAACATTTACCTGGTGAACCTCTTCAGGTTGAAGGATGTCGATTGGTCTACTGCTCCAGTGGTCAAGTTCGACACCATCGAGGATTTGATCGACAATGGCTGGAGGGTTGACTGATGGACATGGGTGATATAAGGGATGATATGGCTAGGGAAAGGATCGCTGAGATTGTCGGGGGTCTGGATGCGACACAGCAGATGGACCTGGCGGCTACGATCATCGCTGTGAGGGTATTCAATGAGCCGCCTTACACGAACATGAGTCAGATTGAGAAGAAGGGGTTCTTGCTCTTTCTCGCTGAGAAATGCTTGACCGCTGCTCTCAATGAAGAGGTTGAGCGAGAGCTGGCGGGGGCATGCTTGCACCTCTCAGAGCCGATCCTCCGCATGAGGTCTGGGTATCTGGGAGACTTGCCTGTCCAAGAAGTAATCAGGGTGTGTGGAGATTGTGGAATGGAGTTTTGATGAGGTCAAAGTTTATGGTATCGTTCAGTGTGGAGATGGAGATCTCGCACGCTGATGGTCTGAATCATAGTCCGAACTCTGGAATCCCTGATAATATCATGGCTGAGTTATCCGACTACGCCTTCGACGCTGTCGCTGCTGGGGACACGACGCTGAAGTCTTATCAGGGCAGTGATGGGTCCGTCTGGTATATCCGGGCTTTGAACAACGGGGAGATGTCCACCGAGGTAACTTTGGTCCCTAGAGTTGATCGGGAACGGTGACAGGGTCGATGGGGTTTGATATAATGGGGGCATGCGATCAATCGAATCCCCGATGATCAAGGGCATGAAGGGAATCAAAATGGATATTGAGGCAATGATCGAGCATGGGGGGAATTCGGGCTTGGCTGCCCTATTCCTCGATTACCACAGCACTCACCGACCGCACGACGGAACTACCTGGTT